TTCAATGTAATATTTAAGATTCGTACCAACACCAAGAAGGTTAGCACTTGATAAAGTAACCCAGTTCCATAAGGACCGGCATACGCCTAGAAATGTAGCCTGTGAGATACGAACCCAGCCGCCTATCTTCTCAGGCGTACCTTGACGGAAACGAACCTTCTCTGAGGTATACCAACCACCTTCCGTGGTGTATCGTGTGTTTTCACGATTACATCCGGGTCTGGCAATGATTTTTTGCAAGGGCATGCTATAATTCTCCTACTTCAATACGGAGAACACCATGTACGTATACATCTGGAAAGACCCAAGCGGCACCCCTTTCTACGTCGGTATGGGCAGCACTCTTGGCCGAACAAATCCCAAAGCAAAACGCCATCGCAATAAAGCCTGTTTGCAAAAACTTGCTGAAATCGGAGCCGATGCTGTAATTGTTGAGATACATAATGCGGCCACCGAAGACGATGCTAAGTCTATGGAGCAAATGTTCATAGCAAAATTTAAGCGCATCCGTGATGGAGGCACTCTTACTAACATTTCTTCCGGAGGAGAGTTTCATAGGTCTAGCGAAGAAACCAAACAAAAACTTGTTGATCTATGGAAGACCGAAAAGTACCGGACGTCCGCAGTCAATTCTAGAATAGGCATGAAACGCGATCTTCCTGAATCAACAAAAGAAGTTTTGCGTGCTAATTTATTAGCAAATGAAGGCATGAAATCTTGGGCTGAACGTAACGGCAAAGATCCTGAGTTTGATGCCAAACGAATAGCAGGAATCCGAGCTGCACAAGGCAAGCGCCGAGAAAAAATGTCCGACCCAGTAGCCCTTGCACAGCGCAAAGAACGCCTTAAAGCAACGATGGCTTCACCTGAGTATGCGGCTAAACGCGCTGCTTTTGATACGCCTGAATACCGAGCCAAGCTAGCTGCGGCCAGGAAATTGTATTGGGACAAACGCAAAGGACTCATTTAAATTTACCCCGCGAGATACAGAGCTTTTTCAGCTTTGCGACGGCGCACCAATCCCGGTAACACTTTGCCCCCGCCCATAGTCCACATCATAAACGCTTCTGCTGCGCCTTCATAGTCGGCACGGTTGTTCTTTATTCTTATCGAAGACCGCTGGTAATTGCCGACTCCAGCGTTGAACGAAAAACTGACCACAGCGTCAAAGCTTGACTGACGGCCAGCAAGATTAGGAGACATTCTAAGAACAGCGCGTTCAAAACGGACGAGATCATCCTCAAAAAGGCGATCAATCTCCTCCTGCGACCAAGTGCGATTATCTTGGGCTGCGAGCGGGTAGTCCTTGCGAAGGATGCCGGTATAGCCATCTTTCCTCAATACAGGTAGCTTGATCTGATCTTGGTATAAAACGTGACCGTAGCCAATTGTCCAAATATGAGCAGGGCATAAATAAGGCTTGAGACTCTTACCCTCAAACCTGTGCATCAAATCAATGCCAGCCTGCCCTGTCTTCACTTCTTGTTGCACTTATCAAAATGATAGCGACGCATATTGCCGCCTCCGCCTGAAAGGCCACAATGAGGGCAAGTTATAACTTCTCTTTTTCCTTTGCACGCTTGGCTCAAGCGCGACGTAAAATCTGGATCCGCAAGGCGTTTAGCCGCTCCTTTTTTATAAACTTCTGGGTCGCGTTTAACTCCAGAAGATCCGTTCGCGTCTGGTGATTTGTTGTATAGCTTATCTAAAAATAGTTCCAAAAAAGCCTCTTCCAACTCTCTCGCCTCTTGTATAGTTTCCGTTTCCTTCAATAATTTGAAGTCAAACGCATCAACACCGTATTTTTTTGCATCCTCTTCAAAACCTTGATAGTGAAGAAACAATCCTGTTTTTATGTATGACTTATGATGGATAAGCCTTAGCTCTACCTGTTTCGAGCTTCCAACATAAGCCTTCCCGTTGATTTTGTTAACAACTGCGTATACGCCGATAGTCATTTTTTACCCCAACTCCTAGAGCCAAACCAAAACCCTAGTATAGTACCTATCATCGCCATCTCATCGTCCGAGAAGATAATCTCGGCAACTTTGATCAGGTCGTCCATAGATTGGACAAGGTGGGGGTGGTGCCAAACGTAATAAGCGAGTACCGCATTAACAGCAATCAGTTCAAGGATCAGCAAGTAAGTGACGTTAGGACGTACAGTGCCGATGTAATTAACAACCCACCGGGAGCTTTTCTCCATCACCATCTTGTCATGGTCTAGCGCAGCGACTGTCATTTGAGCGTCAGTCTGCATGGCAATCTGATCTGTGCGGATCTCTTCCACCCGCTGTTGGGCTATAAAACCTTCCTTGGCTAAGGCTAGTTCGCGCTCCGATTGCATCCTTGCTAACTCAAGCTCATGGGCTTGGTCGGCTTTGTTTTGGAAGTAATCAAGCAGCTTAGGCAGGCCCGAGATCAGCAAACCGCCAAGCGTTGATAACAGTGAAAGCATGACTACCCCTTAGCGGTTACAACATCTTGGCCCTTCTTAACTGTTACCTTAGTGCCTTCTACATCCACTTGCATGGGTTGCTCGGCACGGTCTAGTTTGTCAAGACGATGGATAAGATCCTTGATGACTTCAAACTCTGGCTTTTCTTGCTTGGGCGCGGTTCCGGCGATGCCGTTAAGCATCTGAATCAAAGCGGTCAATGACGCGCCAAGCAAACCCATGACAGCCGCGATCTTCTCGCCTTCTAAAAAGAGGGACGCACCAACACCCACAAGTACGATCAGGAAGATGTAAAGTAGCCCATCTTCGCCAATCGCTTTACCAGCAACTTCCTTGGCTGAGTCCTGAGCCTTGAGTTCCTCTAGCCTGATTCTGGCTTGCGCCTTGAGAACGGCTAACTCGTGGGTCTTGTCATCCATTACGCCTCTTCCAACTGAGGCTTGGCTTGTTCACGCAGCTTGTCCACTAAAGCTGATACCTGTGCATAAGGTAAATTGCCCAGTGCCTGCATGATCAGATTAGCCTCTTCCACGGTCAGGTTAAAGTCTAGTGTTTTCATGCTTGGGAAGCCTGATAAGCCGCACTCGCCGCAATCGCCGCATCAACAGCCGACATGTCATACCCGTCAAACCATCCCTTAGCTTTCATGATCTCAAGGTGTCTGACGTTCCTATCAAGGCAGTCAGCCTTTTCTTCTGCGGTGAAATTAACCTGACCAGCCACAATAGCGTTGATGAGATCAACCGAGTCACCCATTGCTGAAAAGTGACGGTCAAGCTCTTCTTTTGCGGGGATTTCAATAACTTCAGACATCATTAAGCTCCTTTGAGGGTTGCAAGCTCGGCCTTCACCGAGTCGAGTTCGGTTTTCAATTGCTTGATCGCATTAACCATATGCCAAAACACGTTATCGGAATCGACTGACAATACGCCGGTGGATTCTTCCTTCACGCAGTCAGGGCAGACTTCTTGAAGTTCCTGAGCGATGACGCCAAGTTGGATGCCTTCTTTTTTTACAGCATCCGTTGGCTTGAGTTCAGCATCAACCTCTTCCGGCAAACGGTACTCAAAGTTGCGAACCCGAATCTGGCTTACAACATCTAAACCTTCATTGTTATCAACGATGTTCTTCTTGAGCCTGCGATCTGAGGTGGTTGACCATGAAGAGGAGTTATTGCCTTGGTACATACCCCCAGATCCCGGAACCATATACCCTGTGTTTGATCCCTTGCCTGTTGCGTTGTAATGACATATTACTATTTCGCTACCTGCTGAAGAAGCCGATGCCGTTGCTCCAGAACCTATATAAACACCATATGAACCAGTGGTTACAGTGTTGCCAGCGTTAAAACCAAGAGATACATGGTCAGTACCCGTTGTTACACTACCACCCGCATTAGCTCCAACTGCCACGTTATATCTTCCTGTGGTGTTAGCACCTAGTGAAGCAGCTCCAAATGCCGCATTGTCACTACTAGTAGCCAGATCCAACGCCTGATACCCAACAGCGGTGTTGTTTGCGCCAGTGGTGTTTTCGGTAAGTGCTTGTGTTCCAACAGCGGTGTTGTTTGCGCCAGAGGTGTTTGAGACAAGCGCTCTGTCACCGACCGCAGTATTGGCAGAAGCAGTGCTGTTCTCTAAAGAACGATAACCAACAGCGGTGTTGCCAGAGGCGGTAGTGTTGTCCAAGAGAGCCTGCCACCCAACAGCAGTGTTGAGTGAGCCTGTGCTATTCGTCGCCAACGCACTCGCACCCACCGCAGTGTTGGTGGACACAGCACCCGCGCCACGGCCTACCCGGACTCCGTAGATCGTCGCATCACCCGTGTCTACAACCAGCTTGCTGCCTGTGACGGCAGAGGTGGTCCCAACCAGCAAGTTGCCGGAGGAGTCGATCCGCATTTGCTCGTTTTGATTACCACCATTTGCTCTAGTCTTAAAGACTAGTGATCCCGCATAGTTTCCGTCCGTTGCGTTTTCTTTGTAACCCTCAACAGAACCAAAACTTGTGTAAGTTGAGCCGGTGTATTTACCGACAAAATTAATTGCACCGCCTACTCCAGTGGCAATTGCAGTGCTGTCAACTGCCGCAATTTGCGCCCTAGGAATACCTACTGTGTAGAATTTAGCGCCAACAACCTCAAACTTTGCATCTTCTATAACGGATGTATCGCCAACAAAAAGCCTACCGTTTGAATCAACCCTTAACCTCTCCGTCCCACCCGTACTAATCGCAGCCGTATCCGCAGCAGGGAAGAACACGCCTGTATTGGTGTCTCCGGTGGCTGTAATGGAAGGTGCGCTAGCCGAGCCTGCACCGTGAACGACAACGCTCGTGGTTAGGGTATCCGTTGTCTTGTTGTACGTCAGGCCAGCGTCGCCGCCGAAACTGCCGCCGTCGTTGAACTGGACTTGCGTGTCGGAGCCACCGGGAGAAGTCGAAGCAGGGGCCGACGAAGTCCAAGTCGTACCATTAGAAGTCAGTACATTACCGACAGACCCCGGTGCGACAAACTGAACAGCCGAAGTACCGTTACCAAGAACGACGTTATTTGCCGTTAGTGTCGCAACACCTGTACCACCCGAAGCAACCGCAAGCGCAGAACCTAGCGTCAGTGAACTTAGATGCGTAATCGCATCTACCACATCCGTGCCGTTGTCATAGAGCACCATGACTTTCCCGTTGGGCACTGACACACCTGTCTGTCCACTAACCTTGACGGTTACAGCAAACCCGCCTGTGGTGTTGTTATAGACAATGTACGACTTCTGTACCGCAGGTACATTTAATGTCGCCGCACCGCCCGGAGTGCCCGTCAAATTTAAATACAAAGCGCGAGCATTCTGGAGCGCGGTTGTATCGGTAAGTGAGATAGTGATCGAAGTACTCGACATCGTGATATCAGCTTTTCCACCAATCGCTTGTTCGATAGCGTCGCCAATATTTGCGTTTGTCGTTGTACCCCAGGTGCCACTTTGCTCACCCGTACCAATTAACTCAAATTTAAGGTCTGACCATGTGCTTGCCATTTTGATGCTCCTACGCAGCTACAGGCACCCAATTGGGTGTCTGGGAATCATTAACAGGTGTCCAGTTGGGATTACTAACGGTGGAAGTGTTACCCACAAAAATCGCTCCGCCCGTATCGGGATAAATTCTGAAGCCTACTTCAAAGGGTGAAACATTTCCAACAACATTTAAACTACCGGTGTCAGGTGTTACAACAAAGCCCCCTACGACGACAACCGGAGCTGACCCTACAAGAACCGCACCACCTGTTGGGGTAATTATAGTTCCGATTGACGAAACTGGGGCATATCCTTCAGCAACTATCGCACCTGTGGTGGGGGACGAAGTAATAGCCTGTTCAGGAATCTTGCCCTCAACAGACAACGCCCCGGTATCCGGTACGACTACATTTTCTCTAACAAGACTTGGTGCATGGCCTGCAAAGACGGCTGCACCTGTGTCAGGGATCTTATCCTGACCAATATTAAAGACAGGCGGGAAGCCTTCAATAACGGCTGCACCGGTGCTTGGCACAATACCACGATCAACAAGCGGAGCTTGTGAAGCAATAACCGCCGACCCAGTGCCCGGACTTGAAGTAAGTGCCTGTGTAGGTACAGCACCGACAAGCGACAGCGCCCCGGTTGATGGCGTGATAATCCCGCCCGTCTGAGCCGTAGGTGCATACCCAACAAAGAGGAGATCATTCGCCGCAGGAGTGATGCGGAAGTTGGTTAGCAGTGTCGGTACATGCCCTGCAACAGCAAGCTCGCCTGTAGCAGGCGTAACAAAGAATGACTGTTGAATAACAGGCGCAACACCGCCACCGTCCCAAGGCGTTTGCCCCCAGCCTTCAATACCCCATCCTGATAAGAACCCAATGGCCCCCGAAGATGGTGTGATCTCTCGGTTATCCGAAACAGTAATCGTGGGTGCTACACCGGCAAAAGTTGCCGCACCTGCCGAAGGCGTAGCAGAAACCTGTCCTGTTGTTTCAGGCGCATACCCAAGAAGTGCCACTGCTCCCGTATCGGGAGTTATGACCGTGCTTTGAACAACAGAAGGTGCTGAACCGGCAAGAACTGCCGCACCAACGCTTGGTGTTACCGAACTAGCAACAATGTCTGTAGGCGCTGCCCCAGCAAGCGTAAGCGAACCCACATCCGGGGTGATGAGAATCCCAACCCCCCAGCCATAGGAACCCCAACTGCCCCGACTCCAGCCGGTTTCAGTCGCCACAGCAATCCTTTATTAGGTCAGCGTGAAAACGCCGGTTGCAGCAGGGAGGATCGTAAGCGTGTTAGGCGAAGAAACAGTAAACTGTGACGAAGACAAACGGCAAAAACACAAAAGCTTGCCTGCCGTAGCGCCTGTCGAATTACGGATGACCGCGTACTTGATATTAGCCAACGCCGTACCAGAAGCGGTAAAGGTCAAACCAATAGTTGAATACGTGAACTTCATCTGTTTAGCCGACGCCCCAACCGTCCACTTACCGGTTGCCGGAGGAATGTCCCGACCGCCTGTAACATAGCCACCCTGCTGTGCAATCTCGTTAGTGATTGACGCGTAGGTACTAAGCGTGAACGTGGATGTATTACTGGCAGACGTTGCCAGGACCATTTTAAAAACACCAGCACCTAACGTAATCGTACCGTTGCCGATATAGCGTTTGGCCGAGTTATATAATTGCCATGCGGATGCAGCCATTTTAAAGCTCCTTCAAATCGGCGTAGGAAGCGCCGGTTTCCAAAATATGGCGAAGCAATCCTTCACCATAAACTTCTAACTCGATCTCGTCCCCGATGGATCTGATCGTGTCGATAAATTCTTGGGCTTGAGAAACCATCCAGGGATTGCAGTAGAAGATCTTGCCACCGACTCCTACAGGGAGTACTGCTTGACCATCATTTTCTTTCTGTTCGTAGGCATGATGGGCACCTTCTTCAAGGCAAGAGTCACATCCAAAAAGATGAAAACGCTTGAATCCTAACATTCTAAACAAGGGAATGGTTCGTAGCAATACGGTAGAGCCTCCAGGGACTGGATACCATGTTTTATATTGCTCAGCTAGCATAGGCGAAAGTAGATCCGCCATCGTATGCCAAATGTAAGTCCTGTCTTTTGGTGCTTTATCAAACACCGAAGGATGGCATTGCGAAGCTAAAAAATACTTACAATCAGGGATGATAGGTTCAATAAACCGATTATTAAACTCACGAGCATCGACCATGACAAAAGCGGAGGGCATCACGCCCCGGTCAATACAATACTTATAAGCGTTATTCGTTGCAATCAGTTTAACGCCTTTCTCACGAAGCTCACGAATCTGGTCAAAGGTTCTTGCCAGTGAAGGTCCACCACCCACAATCATGACTTCCGTGTCGTTAGTCGGATAAGGCTGAACCTGTGTAAACCCTAGTTTGATATTGTGAGCGACGTTGGCCTTGATGACTTCGTCTTCGGTGTTAACAACACCTGCACTGACAACATCCGAACCTGAGATCCAGTTCGATACATAAAACATGCAGCTATCGCCTGCGTCCTTAGACCAATGAATGACGCATTTACGATCAATAAACTTTTGCAACCACCAAGCAAAAGGCTGAACAGTTAAGTGCAGCTTATGCCCAACGAGATCCCCCATCACATCATCAACCGTGGAGATCTGGAAAAACACATGCTGACAAGAAGCTAGGCAGTTATCCAATACCCGATCAACAAGATGCGGGCGAATGTGCTCAAGGACATCCGTGCAATAACCGTACACTGCTTGCACCGACAGAGGCTGTGTGAGATCGGCCTCCAGAAACCGCATACAGTGCTTTTGCGTGTCCAACATAGGGCGAATATCTTCGTCCAAACAGTTATCTGCAAAGTCCACCATCGTGACATCAAGGCCACCGAAAAAGGCCATCGCCAACGCCCCACGACCTGTACCACACCCGAGATCAAGTACGGATGCTCCTGCTGGTGGTTGAGCTTGACGTAAAAATTCATGGACAACATGCTCCCCCGGAGCAACAACCCTGTACTCAGGGCGGTTCCACATCATTTTGTACAGTTCTTTCTCAAGCGGTCTCGTGTTGGTAATTTTCACAACAGGCGGGTCCGATTTAACACCAGCAAAAAAGGTCATTGGTTCTCCTATGAAAGTCTAATGAGCGCACCCGTGCTTGTATTGGGTGGAAACTCAACTACAAAAGTGGTTGTCGAAGTCTTATCTGAACCAAAATCAAGTACGCAAATTGCTGGATTACCAGTCGTAACCCGATAAATCAAAGCACCTCTAGCAGTGAAAGCACCACTCCAAGAAGCATCAGAAAAGTCAATATAAGCAATGCCTGTGGAACTATCAATAGCAAGTGAAGGAGTGATGGCTTCTCCACCCGCCGTGTACCCCGTAGCCACAACCTCGCCAGTAGCCGTATAAGCCGTTGTGGTTTGATCAAGGGTGGCATCGTTGGTGTACAGCGCAATTTTAAAGGTCTGTGTCGTACCCGAAGAAAAATCAAAATCTCCCTCAAACAATTGCTGCTTGAAGGAATTACATGTGTAGTTGCCAGTAAAAGCCATTAGTTCACCGACATCCTGACCTGACCAGACCTGTAAGCATCACGACGCTCCATACCATCACCAAGACGTTTAGCAAGAATCATGGCTTCTTCGTATCGCTTCATGTAATTGGCAATGACATCAGCTTCACCTTTCATATAGGTGTAGCCCTCAACCAAAGAGCCGTAGAGAAGTGCCGAATCAAAGTTATTACCAAGCCAAGTTGTATTTGCGGTGGTAATGGACTCGGGATAGTAAAAATAATGCAGTTCTACCGTGTACGCAGCGGCAGGTGTTGGGCCAAGAATCAGTGTATTTTCGTCAAACAATGCGTAATACTTGGGAACGCCCTGTGTCGAAGGGTTGGAGTACGCAGCACGAATATAGCTTACGTCTTTATCTAGCAAGTATTCGTAATCCCCTGTTGTAGGATTAATAACGGCAAGTTCGTAAACCGCTAAAAAATCCCCATCGTTATTAAGCCCTGGAGGTGTTGCTAGATATTTGTTACCGGCTGTAAGTGTACCAGTCTGATTTTTTCTAAAGTATGGGAACTGAACCGAATTAAAAATACGTTGTTCGGCTTGTTTAATAAACGTATCGATCTGCTGTTTGGTAGTCAACGTCGCTGTACCCGATCCAGACGAATCAGCACCTACAAACGACGGAAAGTCGTTCTCCAGATAACCTTGAATCGTTTTGAAAAGAGTAGCGTAGTTCATTAGCCCATCTTCTTAGAAGCACCTGTGCCCTTCGTGGCGCATCCGGTTCCCCGGATCTTTACCGTCTGGGTGTTGGGTATGTTATTTGGGTAACCGTTATTTGTGTTTTTAACGGGCACCGGTGTTGGCATTTTGCTGTGTTTCATTTCGCCCCCATCTTGTACTTAAAAGAAGGTGATTTCTGATTAGCAATCTTAGCCATGTTCCGGCCAAGAGTCTTCATTTCGGCGTTAGTCTTACCGCCCTTACGAAGCTTAGTCAGCGGCGCACCTTTGTGCTTGGCTTTCTCATGCTTGTGTACTGCACCAGCAATCATTTTCTTGTCTTGGGCTAAGTCTTTCTTGTCCATCATAGACTCCTATGTAACATTTACAGTAACAGTGCCTAGCGTGATGCCCAGCACAAGATTGTTCGGCGTTAAACCTGTGTCATAAGATCTTGCCCCACCCACAGGTGCCCATCCCCACTGAATGATTCTACTACCTCCAGAGGGGTCTCCGCTACCTAGTTGCGTCGTCGTTGTATTGATCTGCAACCCGTTTAGACCGGCAACGCGATACGTTGTATCAGGGCGAGGATTCCGCAACGCCTGTGGATCGTCCACAGGATACATACCAAGCTGCAACTGCGGTTGATCGGGTTCCCAACAATTATTACAGACAAGAATATTGACGTTCTTAGTCTTGATGACAAGCCCACGTAGTTCCTTCAACTTGTACCGAAAGCCACACCTATCGCACTGCGATATAGCCCACTTACCTGATGCAAACCGATTAGGCATTTCAGTAGAACAACTGTCGGGGTGCGAGTCGCAACGGTGCTTTCTCGCGGTCTTCGTCTAGCGCAAGCCTTAACTGCTCGTCGTACATGTCTTTCAGCATAGGTACACGCTGTGCAGCTTCGGGGATCTTCAGTGACAAGTAGTACGCCAACCCAGCAGCCAAACAATTGATGAACCTAAACGGCACATCCTGAATATTCGCACCACTACCAGCATCCTGTATACGACGTAGTCGCCAATACACAAAGGTGTAGTAGTTGTCTTGATCTGGCGCAGGCCAAACATTAATCGTAGGTGATGCTAATCCAGTGGGTGTCAGTACCCCTGACTGCCTATTGATCCAAACCTGAATGGGCCTACCTTGAGCGTTCTTGTTTGGTATTGTGGCGTAGGTATCCACCGAGATACGCGTGATATTGATGTCCGTTTGGGGGATTCCAGTCTGCGTACGAATAACCTGTTCGATGAGATCTACTGTGTCTACCGGAAGCGCGTACGTAATAGTACCCGTGGTCATAGCAATAGGCGTGCCTTGCTCAATCGTCCACAGATTAATGCCCCGGTTAGCCCACTCAGTAAACATCAAATTCATAGAACGACGAGCCGTACGGTGTTCGTATCCAGTACGCACCTCAATCCCGCACCGCTCAAATGCCTCTTCAATAATCTCGTTTAGATCGAGATTAAAAGCTGTCGTACCTGAAGTTGTTGTCACTTCATTCCTCGGAGCGTTTTAGCAAGCCTAGCTCTTTGCCCAAGTTTGCCCGGAGCCTTAGTAGCTTTATCAAGCATCTTCGCAGGAATCGGCTTTTTACCTTTAATACCAAGCTGTTCACGAAGTGCTCCCGGTTTTTTGATCGCAGCTTGAATCCATTTACCGCTTTTAAAACCTTCTACACCACGACCTTTGAGGATGTCCGCTTTGGTCACATCCCCATCGCCTGTTAAATCAGGAAACTTTTTAGTTGCCATTATCTATACCTCGCGGTTTTAGCAGCAATGCCTTTTGGTTGCTTGACGAATTGCTTTCCCGAGCGTTTCCCAGCGCGTTTAGCTCTTGTTGTCGCAGCGTACTCAGCAGGTGTAAGAGCATTGATTGCCGCCTCTGGGAGATACCGCTCGCCAGTTGCTTTTGAACCCTGTGTGCTAGGTTTGCCACTGCGTGTTCTCCAACGTTGGTCTCCCCAAGCTTTTAACGACTCTTGACTTTTTCGTAGTGCCATATCATAATCCATTAAAAGGAGAACGAAATGGAAGAAATTTGGATGTGTATCCCGGATACTGACGAACGTTACTCAGTAAGTAATTACGGAAACGTAAGATCCAACTGGACAGATATCCCACAACGAAATTTAACCTATAGAAAACGTATAGAAAAGATGACACAAATTCAAGCTTGGGTTCATACAACCGGTTATTTACGTATTGCTCTTGGGAGGGGTAAATGTCGATACGTACACCGTTTAGTTGCCTTAGCTTTTTTACCAAACCTAGAAAATTTACCACAGGTAGACCATATAGATGGTAATAGGAAAAACAACCACGTAAACAACCTGCGATGGGTTTCCGCGAAAGAAAACGCAATTTATGGTGGGGATAGACACAAATGGACAAACCAAAAAATAGCAAGTGCAAAACGTCGTATACACGAAGCAAAAAAGAGTGAATACCAAACCCTTGTAGATCAAGGATACAGCTTTCGTCATATCGCAAAGCTTTTTGGTACATCACACTCCGCCATTTCTAATGCACTAAAAAAATAGTGCTTTCAATCTCGATATCCACCGCCACGAGCCTTATATTTCATAGCTAATAACTGACTTTTTCGTGCTGACCATTGTCCCGGCGATCCACCTTTGCCACCAGCTTTTATGCTGTTGAACAATGCTTTACGCATCCCCGGCTTGGTGTAATTGCCAGCTTCGTTCACACGGGACTCGCCACCTTTAGAAAACGCCGTGAAATCGGTGTCATCCCGCCTAGCTTTAGTAACCGGCTTGGGCATCTTGGAGGCGCGAATCGCCCCCATCCCGCGTGAGGCCATCATCTCAGCACGCCTTACCGCCGTAGGCCATCTTCTTGACCTTGCCGCCGTGAGCCATTTTGTTACCGGCCATCGAGATCATTTTGCCTTTGGTCTTGCCTTTCATAGCAACACCATCACGGCTAGGAGCTGCGGTCTTAACTGCGCCCATCTTGCTTGCGGCCATACCGCCTGATTTGTAACCTTTCATTTCAGCTTCCTCATGTTTAATCATGGATTTAGGAGCACCCTTGGCTTTCATAAAGCCAACTTCTTTCTTCATCATTGCTTTAGATTCTTTCACTTCACCACCTCTAGCTTTGCTAAATTCACGGCCTACGGATTGAGGGACATCAACTTTCTTTGCGAACTTCGGATTGTTCGCTACTGCCTGCATGAACCTTCTCTGCTTCTCGCTGACTGCTGGCATCACTATCCTTTCTTTGCGAGGGCATCAATCTTTGCTTCAAGCCTTTCAAAGCCTGTATCAAAGCGTTCCATAATTTTTTCAAGGTCTTGCCTAACTTCTGCACGAGTGATGTGATCACGAGCGATTTCCTCCCTCGTTTTGTTCAGTAGGATCTGGATGCGCTGCTGTTCCTCATGGGAGTTTTTTAGCATAAACATCACAAGCCCTACTAAAATAGACGTAATGAGATTCCAGAGAATAATCGGGTCCATTTAGCACCTAAATATATCTTCCACGAGTCTTGCCGCGTTGTGCGGCCCCATCTGCGCGTTTAGAAGCAGAAGATACTTTACCGCCTTTTTTGTATTCCTTATCCTCACCCCTTTTAACTCGACGCATGGCGTCTTCGACATCTTTGAAAGCTTGCTCTTGGTCTACACGTTCTTGTGCTTCTTTGGTTAACTTAACCCTGTCGGACGGAACAGATGCTTTGTCGATGGCTTTATCGATGTATTTACCTACGTTAGTATTTTTATCGATTAGCTCACCAATACCTCTACCCGCCATAAAAGCAGCTTCGGCAGCACCCGCACGGCCCATAGTTCGTGAAAGCGCCCTACCAGCAGCTTCTTGGGTTTTAGCGCGATCCATATAACCACGATTACCTTCGCGGTTAGTTTTTTGATCTAGCCCTTTTTTGATCCTTTCAAGATCAGCTTCATTTGAAGCAATTACGTCTTCTTTAGGGTTAGGAGTTAAATCTTTTGCATTGGTTTGGTTAGGCGACCTGTATATGTAGCCTTCTTTTTCTGGCTTATTTAAGCGTCCCATAGCTACCTCAACATTTCCAAGCACGAAGTGATTTGTTGATACGACTGTTAGGGTCGTTGGCTGTTTTGGCACTTGTCAACTTCTTCTTCATGCCCGTCATCCGGGCACAAAATGACTTCTTACGAGCACCGCCCTCCGGTTGTGGAGGTTTAAGCCCAGGCTTACCCGGATTAGCTGCGTTATATGAAGCTCTGCCTTTAGCGTTAAGTCCGCCTTTTTCAGATTTACCTTCCTTGCGCTGCCATGCCGGAGTCTTAGCCATAGAAGATCACCATTGACGTGGTATTTGTAACAGTGCCATGCAACCCAACAGAAGCCAAAATACCTTCGCCGGGGAGTGGGATGATGGTATACCCAGCATTGACTTTTGCCGCCGTATTAACTGTTAACAAAACTGGACCCGTTGCGCTTCCATCACGAATAACGACAGACCCAGCATCAGTGCCATTTACTGCATAGATCGTTTTGATCCTTGCGCGTGGAACCGCTAGGTTGTTCTGGTTTAAAAAATCCCCAGTAGACTCAAGCGGTTTGGTCGCAAAGACATCATATTGCATCGTCGCCATTCTGCTGCTCCGGTTTTTCTTGCTCCATCTTCTGAAGCAAGTAATCGACCATATCTATTGCACCGTTAGCTTGCTGGAGCATCTCAAACAAGTTCTGCCGTTTGGCTAGGGCTTGTTGTCTGACTTCCAGCAAGGTTTCTTTGGTTAGTTCCATTAGGTGGGCTGAGCAGCGTAGAGCGGAATCCAGTAGTTGGTAGCACCAACCCTAACGCGAAGACCGCCGTAAGCAGTGCCCAAGGTCGTACCAGCTACCAGCATTTTCCCTGCCCCAGCCGTCAAACCTTGGATGTTCATGAAGACACCGTTGGTGTCAACCGTGCCCGCGCCAGTACCGTTGACCGAAGCGTAGATAAGCGACGTTGTCGTACCAGTAGACGCACCAGAAGCGCAGTTAAGTTCAAGCTCTAAGGGTGCATATGTACCAGACGAAGTACCTGCCGAAAGACTCAACTCAGCAACAAACGCCGAACCAAGACCGGTCGTGCGGCCCGAAGCACCGTAGGTGACTTCAGCTTTAAGTGCATTGGAGAACGATCCCAACGCCACGTTGGTAGACATCGAAAATTTAGTACGACCACCGTCTGCGCCCGCGCCAGACATCGTGGTGTCAACGACCAAAGGCTGATACGTGCCGCTGGTTGCAGTGTTTGTGGTGGTGATGGTATTACCGGATTCAGTAATAGCAAGGGTGCCGATGAAGCTGCCCTCAAAGCCGTTATCCGACTTTACTGGCCCGGAGAAGGTTGTACGTGCCATGTAATCCTCACATGCGATATCGGTGTATTAGTCTGCATGTCGTCAGCCGGGACTGTCTAATACACCGGGCTAACCCCGGAATATCAGTGTTTTATCAGGTTGTGAGGGGTGTGTCAACCATGCGATTGTATTTAAGCAAGTTGTCTTTTTGGGTTAAAACTTGCAAGTTCCAAGGCACATGAAGCCCGCATACATTTTCACCATGAAGGGGGACAATATGATCCACCGCATGACGTTCTCCAGTAGCACGGCTAAGTTCAATAGCTAGCCTGTATTTCAACCTGATTTCCATCTTGTGAGTGTCCGTCAACCATTTAGGCGTGGCATCCCTAAATCTTCGACGACGTAAGCTAGTCATCTCTTTATACATATCAGGGTTGTTGACCTTATGAGTTTTTTTATATCGGCGTTTATCCTCGTCTGGTCTTGCCTGTGCCCGCGCAATGACGTTTTCTTTGTTTGCTTCGTAATACTTTCGCTTAGCTTGTTGCCCCGCTTCTGATTTGTTGTAGTCGCGGAAGTAATCGGCTCTGGTGGTATTGGCTTTTTCCCATTCAACTTTCAAACATTCAACGCATGAGCCTTTAGTTTTGCGCGGTGCAATGTGCCCATGCTTACAAGGCTCGCCAGTGAAGTAGTACTTGGCACCTGTGGCTTTAGCTTCTTGTCGGGTTTTGGGTAAATTTGTGGTGTCCATTCTATCTCCTTAGTTACGATACGGAGAATTATATCATATACCCCACAAAAAGAAAAGCCACCCGAAGGTGGCTCTTCCAAACCAAGCTAAATCCTTGATTTTATTATGCTCCGGGCGAACCGAACATCCCAAGCGGATCAGACCAACCGAACGAATAACGCTCGCGGCTCTTGTACCGAACGTTCCCAGTGTCGAAATCGCCATCCATTCCCTGTGTCAAAGGTGCGCGGACAAAGTGTTTCATACCATTGGGCACGTCAGTCGTAAGGAACCAAGCATCCGTATCCGTCAAGAAGTGGTTAATGGCGTAACCCTCGGGGATCGAGCCATTGTTCTTCAAGGCGTTGATCGTGTTGTCTGCCGTGTCAACGCGCAGTTCCGTTTCCAGAATACGGGTTGCAACGAACTGCAATGCAGACGGGATGATCAGCTTCTTCGGCTTAGCTGCAATCAACAGACCACGTTCGTCAGTCCAAGCTGCAATCTGAATAACCGCTGCTTCCAACGATGTTTCAGAAAGGTCAGCCGCAACTGCGGGCGTGTTGCTGTTGGTGCCACCAGAGATCAAAGGATGTGCTGTCGAGAACAGAGCAACTCCGTCACCACCCGTGTAGGCAGTATTGAAGCCGTTGTTCAGAACCGCAGCAGCTTTGGTCTGCTTGGTGTATGCCATAGCGCGAGCTAAGGACTTGGTGTAGCGATTAGCCAGACTGTCGTACAGGTTGTCCTCGATAGCCTCTTCGGTTAGCGAGAACCCTAAGACGATAGTCTCATGGACGTAACGAGCGGTCCAAGCTTCTTGCGCGTTATCGTAGGCCATCGCGCTGCCTTCGTTCTTGACCGGTGCGGCCGAGAATCCAGACAGTTTGGTTTCCTCTTCAAACGAACGCTCGGAAGTCTCGGTCTCGTAGATTTCCTTGTGCTCTTCGCCATAGCGAGCGTACTCCAAGCCGAACAATGCGTTCAGGCCGGGGAGAAGCTCTTTCAATAGTTGTGCGCGTGAAATAGCCATTTAGTTTCCCCTTTACGCAAGCGCCGTTGCGAACTGATAGCTATGCCAGCCTTGGTTCCACTTAACGAGAACTTCAGGGAATCCAACAAAGGAAACCTGTGAGCCACTTGCTAGAGTGATTGCCGAAGCCAACGTAACCGTAGTTCCGTTAACGTTAGTAACGTAGTTAAAACTGCCCGGAAAGTAAGCACCAGCCGAAGCGTCTGGAGCAACAACTGCCATACCTGCTTGAAGGCCAGTAATAGCTGCATCTAACGTCAAAGTGGTTGAAGAACCAGAAGTACCACCTGTACCGGTTACGGTATAAGCAGTTTCAGGAACAAGCGCAACTACGCGGAAAGGCAGATCAGACGAAGCAACACGTTTAACACCAGTACCGCTGGTAGCAGGGTAAGTACCTGATACAGCCATCTTGGAATTACCTGTGGTCGTACTACCAGCAACGCCAGTAATTGCATACACGTTAGTTCCAATAAGCGACTGGTTAGCGTAGCCAATTGTAGACACTGTATTAGAAATCGTGTTGTACGCTTGCCCAACTACAGCAACTTTAAACACAGCAGACGGATCATCGATGACAAATGCCAGGATGTCGTTTGCAGCAGTGCTAGCAGGATAGTACTGCGAGAACTGAAGCTGCTTAGTCGTTGGGTTCGTAAACTGACAACCAACAAACACGCCAATTGCACCAGCGATAGGTGTAGTAGGGCTGGAAGCGGCGGAGTAGGACGTTTTAATAAGAGTTCCGTCTGTCGTTAGCTGCACCAAATCCCCGTAAAACAGGTTCGTGTTGTAGCTTCGGGCAATAGGGAACTGTCGCGTTGCTCCAGCGTACGGTAGACCGTTAAGTTCATTAACAGCTTTAAAACCGTAAGGAGCATCAATGACAGGATAAGCCATTTTTGACCTCGTTTAAGTTAAGTTCCTTTACCGAACGAAACCTTGGTACGCTTCTCTGCGAAGAGTGGCATACGGGAATCGCTCTCTTTCATAAAGTTGTTGTCTACAGCGTCCATGTTGGATTTGGCAACATTGTTGAAGTGATCGGTACGTTGTTTAACGAACTCTTCAGGCATCTTGCAGAGCAACAATCCGTCAATCTCGATGTTGTCTTTGAACCGGCTGTTCTCATCGCGCATAAACATAAGGTTTGGCTGCTCTTCAACCCTTACCGGCTCCCAACCTTCTCTGAGTTTGGCAGAGATATTCTTGGGGTCAGCCTTACCAAGCGAGGACACACGCACCCAGCGGGGTACATATCCAGGCATTGGATCGACTTCAGGTAGGACATCCGCACGCTTCCATTGTTTAGGGCGAGCTAACTTCTCACGGTTCTCAACTTCTCTGGATAAACGATTTTCAGCCATTTGCACGCTCCAATTTCATTTGTTCCCTTACATATTGCTCAGGAGTTATTCCCATCTTTTTGATGACGTTAAGCTGGGATTGATTAAGTTTGACTTTTTTGGAAGTCGTACTACGAGAAACGGGAGCTACAACAGTAGCTGGTCTTTCTGTACGTGCTGGAGGTGATTTTGTCTCAGGCTCAGCAGGTTCATCGCCCCATTCATACTCGGGGAATCTTTTACGCATCGTCTTATCAACGATTTCCCAGTACTCGTCAGTGCCCTCAAATGCTGCACCGCGTTCCCTAAGCAGTTTGTTGTTTAGGCCAAGTGCGGCAGCGGTCATTTCGTCATCTGATCCAAACCACGTATTTTGTCTACGCCATGAATCAGTTTTTGGGTCCAACCTCGGAGCCTGTGGCTGCGAATTTGGTAAATTTACTTCAGTTTCTTGCGGTTGTACAGGGGGTTTGTATCCTTTTAACCGCTCAAGTTTATAAGATGCTTCAGTTAATTGCTTTTGGGCTTCTAATAATTTATCAGAATCTCCCGCTTCATAAGCTTCTTTGTAGGCTTTCTCAGCGTTTTTGAGTTCTAACTCCACAGCATTTTTAGCTGTATTTACTAGATGCCCTTCGTTTTCAGTCACTTTAGAACGTAGCGTTTTAATCTCGTTTTGCAACTGCTGCGCCATTTCAATCGCAGTTTGCTGCTCACGTAACGCACGTTCTTTCTCACGACGCTCGTCGTGCCAGACTTTCTTCATCTGCTTGAGGCGAGTTTTGACTTTCTCGGAATACTCTTCAAGCTCGTCTTCCTCAAGCTCCTTGACTAGCTCTTTGGGTAAGGGTTCCCGCCCACGATCTTCGGGAGGAGTGTCGTCTTCGATCTCGATTTCAAACTCGGTGTTGGCATTTTCTTGCTCAGCCATTTTTAAACCCCTTATGCGCGACTAATACCGCGAGGATCTTCTACAACCCCCTCGACAGAGTCATCGTTAATGATGCGAAACTCACGACCGTGAATCTTCAGTCGTGTGCCCGCGTGCGGACGTACCAATACAAAATCACCCACTTTGCAATACGGCCCAGACGGGAATCGCTTCTCATCTTTGTACGCATCCGGCCCCATCTTGATGACAAAAAGCACCGTCGTCAGTAATTCTTCGTGGTGCATCGTGACATCGGCTTTAATCAAGCCATTATCAAACTTATCGTCAATCTCGGGGATCGTGCATAAGATTCGATAACCTGATGGATCAGGAAGTTGTCGCGCTTTTTCTTCGGCGGTTTCAGGCAATACCGTCGCAGAGCCGCTTGTAGACCCTACTAGGAGCTCACTCATCGTCGTCACTCATCCTTTCTAACATATCGGCAAGATATCCTTGCACCACTGAAATTCCACGCATCACACCGCACTGAAAGCGATAATCCGCGTGGTCCTTTGCCAGCCCTTGCGCTAGAACTTCGGCTAAATGCCTCTGCTCATCACCGCAACGACTAATCAAATGCCGTAAAACTTTCTCGGTTTCGTTCATTTAGCCCCCTTCTTTGGCTCAACAGCCTTAGCGGTTACCTGTTCGCGTTGTTGCTGCATTGCAGCAATATTCCTAGCGATATCAGCACCAATTCGTGTGCCCTCTATCTCATTACGAACAGCTTCGACACCTGCTTGGAACTCCTGCTCCATCTGGTCTTTGACGATCTGAGCACCCAGTCGGGCACCGTCCATCTCCATCTGTGACTGAATCCGCATACGCTCGGTCTCGATCTGGGCTGCTTTAAGTTGGGCATCCGTCTGATCTTTAGCTGCTTTGCGCTGCAATTCTTGAGCCTGAAGCTGAAGTTCTTGTTGCTGCATCTGCACAATCGGATCTTGTGCCTGCTGCTGTGCTTGGGCTTGTTGTACCATCGCCTGATTAGCTTGCAAGAGTTTCTGTGCTCCTGCGGCTGCAAGTCTGGAGATCTCGACCTCCATCTCTTCGGGCAGTTCTTCGTTGGGTGCAGGGTAGGGAACCCCGAGTTTGTCTTCGATGTTTTTACGATATTGAAAGGCAAAGTGTTGGGCAATGTGCGCCATAAATGCTGCTTGCATAGCCTGAGCGTTTGGACTCTGACCAAGAACTTGAGCAGTAATTGGATCTTGCAGTGCTGACATATGCACTGTGATGTGTGCGGCGTGATCTTGATAGATAAACGCCTTGACCGGCTTGCCTTGGAACATGTCCATGTTCTCAGATACTGGGTCGGTCGGTTTCATATCGTCTTCCATTGGCACGAGCTTCTCGGCGTTTTTGATACCAAGAACCTCTAACATCTGCCTGTGAAGATAGGGTAAGTCGTATAACTGCGGCGCAGTAGCAGCCAACTGCATAACTGCTTGGTACTGCACAACCTTCTGACTCATTGTCGCTGCGTTTGGATCACTGACCGGTATTACATCGACGTTGTCGTAGTCTGACTTCTTAGCCCTGGGACGACCATCAATCGGCTCGTAGTCATAACTCTCAGGTGTGTAATCAGCAATGATGGTCTTTAAGAGCCGGAACTCCTGCTTCATCGAATAGTGAATCCGCGCCTGAACAGCCGACATCACCTTCAGTGTGCGTTCTAGTATCGCTAGCGTAGTCCCAACCGGAGACTGAGCCGACATATCAGAGACTTTAAGATCAGCAGCAGAGGCAAACCTACGACCTTCATCAATAATTTTATCCATGAGTGCAGCCAACACCTGCGACGGCTCCTTGTACGGAAGCGGCATGATGTTGTCTTTGAGAGCACCCGAGGCTATGTCCACATCGCGCCATTCAGCCGGAGCAAACGGGGTGTCATCACCCTTAGTCCGCATCCCCTTGGTCTTAAATCCGCCGGGAAGATTAGATAACGTACCTGCATCGACAAGCTGTCGAAGGATCGACGTTCCCGACTTAGCAAATCCACCGATCAAGTGGATAAGCCCGAAGGCATAAAAGCCAAAGCCTGGAATATATGGGTAGTGGACAAAGTGCTGGCGTTTTCTCTTTAACTCGTCGTCAGGGTTCCAATTACGTCTAATCGCTAAGATCTTACTGTTTGATTTCTCAATGGTAATAACGTACGGAACAGCCAGCCCAGTCTCTTTACCATCTTCATCTTTGTCAGGAAAACCTGGGAGATCTAAGGTGACGTGCATTTCTAAGAGCTTGTACCGGTTATCGGTAGTTGCCCTGAACCCCATCTTTTCTGCAATCTTTTTCTCTACTTCATCAAGCGAATCGCTAGGATCTTCAAGCTCTACATCAACGTAGAACCCACTGTCCATTAACCGCTCCAGCTCGTTTTTAGTCTTACGCATAACATGCGTAACACGCTCGGCTGTCTCAATATTCGCAGCCCCATAAGGAACTACAAGATCATCAGCGGAGACATACATCGCCGTCTGTCTATCAAGCCCTGGGTCAAAGTAGATTTTCTTAAACGCATTACCCGCCAGCCCCAGCCCCCACAGCATCTTCTCGTGCTCAGGTCTGTACTCGATCATCACATCAGTGAGCTGGTGGTTCATATCTGCCTGCACACGCATAGCAGACTCTTTCTTCTCTTTAGTTTCTTCGCCAATAATCTTGGTACGCACCGGACCTTGCGCTGGAAATGTCTCCATGATGGTCTCGGCCTGAAACTTCACAACAGCCTCTGTCAGCAAGGGGTGGTACACACCACAAGCCCCCGGCCAAGGCTCCGTGCGGTCCTCAACTTTTAGTCCTAATAGATCCAGCCCATCAACGTAAGTCTGCATCCAGTCTTTGCGGGACGAGATGTCGTCTTCAAAATCACTACACAGATCTTCGGCAAGGGTGGCTAACTCCTTGGGGTCCATGTCTTCGGCAAGGTTGTCGTTAAACCCTTCCTCTTCTTTTTCTTTGCCGATCACAATCTCTAGACCACCAAGACCCACTGATACTGACTCAGGATCTTCAATCTCAATCTCGATGTCTGGCTCCATGACCAGACCTTCGTTCTGCAACCCAAGGGGTGCTTGATTTAGTGCTTTGTCAAAAAAGCTTGTAGCCATGATCTATCCTTAATAGTAGGCGTACTGCTGACGCCCCTTGAAGTAAACAACAGGATCTGCTTCGTCGGAAGGCAAACGCAAAAACCCGCCATTTCTAAATCGCATTAACGCAAGTGTCGTAGCATCCACCAAATCGTCATGCTCGCCCGACGGAAAACTGGCTATTTCATCGACAAGTTCATCAGCCCATCGAGTATTTGGCACCCATACTTTCCCAGATGCAATAATGTCAGACACTGCGTTCAGCCGTGTGATCTTATCGTTACCCTTACTTGGCGTAAACTCTTGAACCGGCACGCCCATTCTACGTAATTCTTGATACAACGATATACCAGAAGCTTTTTTCTCGACAATTAACGAGTCTGGCTCCCATTCGTTGTACTCTTCAAGCACCTTTTTCTTAAGCTGGTGAAACTCCATCCGGTCTTTAATGACATTCAACAATATGATGTTGTTTATGGCGTTGTCTTCTTCGTTAACCCACACACCCCACGTTGTACATGCAGAAAAGTCTGCGCGGGTGGTCGTTTCAAACGCAGTATCCCAAGATTGGATGATGTAATCGCACCTTGGCGGCTCATCTTTATCCCAACGCTTCCACCATTCGCGTTTAACAATAGCGCCTTCTTCAGCCGTTGGGTTTTGCTGGTACTGAGCCTGCCATTTACTATTAGGCAGTTCTTCCCGAAGCGCAGAAAGCTCGTCCAACGACCAAAATTCAGGCCAAAGCGGGTTCCCAGAGGGCAAAATCGCTGGAAATTCGATGACTTCCCAGTCATCTCCACCCCTTTGAGTGCTTGATTTGACAACTTGACCGGTTAAGTCACGCAAACCCCATCGAGTCATCACTACAATAATAGAACCACCCGGTTGTAGACGCTGTCGCGGGCCTGACGTGTACCACTCGTACACCTTATCGTATATTTCTGGCGAAGATGCAGCTAGTGCTGCCTCTTGTTCTGAGTGCGGGTCGTCAATAATCAGCAAATCGGCACCCTTACCGGTCACCGCACCCCCTACACCAATAGCAAAATACTCACCCGCCTTGTTTGTGTTCCATCTACCGGCAGCTTTTGAGTCTGCTTGCAGTGAAACACCGGGGAAAATGTCTGAATAAACGTCGGAATCGACAAGATTTCGCACTTTTCGACCAAATCCGACCGCTAATTCAGCCGTATGGGCCGTTTGGATCACTTTTTTGTTGGGGTATTTACCTAAAAACCAAGCTGGCAGCAGATAAGAAGCGAACTCTGACTTGGTATGCCGAGGTGGCATGTTAATAATAAGGCGTTTGATCTCACCTTTTGCTACTTTTTCAAACGCTCTAGCCATCCTCTTGTGGTGCTGACCCTCAATAAATGTAGGCCATACCCGCTTTACGAAGGTCATAAAGTTGGATGAAGCAACTTCCCTAGCCTTTAACCTTTCGTGCTGAGTCAGATCCGCAAGCAGCGAACGTAACTGTGCTTCAGGTAAGTTCGGTAAGTTCTTTAACAATAGCTGTAGCTTCTGAACTTCTTGTGGGTTCGTCTGCATTAACTGATTCCAGTAGACCAAGCTCTTCGGTGATGCTAACCGGCTGTACGTCAATCACGTCGTTACCGAGCATTCTGTGAATTTTGTCCTCGATAGCTTTACGCAAATCATCGGACGTACGGTGGGTAATCGTAATTTCTGATTTTTCAGTGAATGCACCGACATCAGACATTTTGCCAAGCAGCTCTAAGGCACGCAGCTCATCTTTAGCTACGCCGCAACTAGAAAGCTCTAGAAGACGATTAGTTATAAACGTACGGACTTGAACTGCATCAGTTACTACTTGCTTATCATAAGCATCAAGTAACGCTGCTAATTTAATAGACACCGCCCCGTCGTATAGAGCAGGTGGGTTATGCCCGTCCTTTTCTTCGCCTTTCTTTTTGTCAAACTCTTGAAAAAGCTTTCTAGCTTCCTCTTCGTCGCTCTCAGTCATTTCAAAGGGCATACCCAGCTCAACCATCAAAGACGCTGAATTTGCAGCCGCCCTTGCGTTTTCACGCAACGTATCTGCATTCTGATCCTTAAATGATTTAGGTACGGGGTGCTCTTTGTTTGGCGTAATAGTAATAGGCATGGAGGAAACGGGACTCCAAAAATATATAGGGGGTGCGTTTCTAAACGCGGATCATATAAGCAAGTATATAAAAAGACAAGGGGGTGGGGGGTATTTTGAAAAATGTGGATTGACTGTGCAAAACAGTGTGCGTAGTGCGAGGCAGCTTGTATGGTCGATTTTGGGGGGTGTGGGGGTGGTGGGCCCAGTCATCCGGGCAATAAAAAACCCCAGAGGGTTAGTCTGGGGCTGATCGGATTAAGACTGGGTTAGTCTAGCGGAATATGATCCGGTTGAAAGTAAGCATGAAAGTGTGGAAGCTTATCTAGCTTTGGGTTAGCTGCAATAAACTCCCTGAAAGCTTCCAATGCGGAACCATACGATAAACCCCTAACCGATAACAGCGTTACTTTCTTAGAGTACCGTTCACGGCCATGTTCATCGAACATCCCGCACACTATTGTTTTAATAATTAGCGTACCGTAAATCTCTTCATCGTTTAGTTTTAACATGATCTTACTCCTCACTATCGGTATCAACATACTGGCTCAGGCAGTCATGTACTTCACGTAACACTTCCACGTTACGCTGGGCAGATAACATGCTCCTTATCTCCTCCTTCAATTGCTTTATCTCCTCTGCAAGCTCAGCCTTTTCTCCACTGGCTTTAACTCTTGCTATTTTCTTAAGCTCCTTGATTTTCTTTTCAGCAGCCTTATCACTGGGGGCTTTTGCGAGCTTCTCATATTGCCTTTCGATCTGCTGCATGATCTGGGGCAGATCCTGATCCTGATACTTCTCCTCCAGTTTAGCTAACTGAGCTTTTCTCTCCTCAGCCTTCTTCACTGCTGCTGCACTAGTACTCTTGGGTTTATCGATACCGTAAAGCTCACTGAGATACTTAGCAAAACTGTTAAAAGCTTTATCTCCCGCATTGGCCGTGGTATCGGGCTTAATCGAGTGATACCCTTCAACCCATTTCACTCGCATGCTTTCCCACTGGATGAAAGTAGGATTAGTGCCAAGCGCTTTTGCGTAACTCTCAGCACTGCTAAGTCTATCAAGACTAGTGCGAGCTTCTTTTGCTCCCGCATCAAAAGCGGCAGCATTCTGATCCTCTGAGAGGATCAGGGCGGGGGCTGCAACCACTGGGGCTGCTACAACAGGCTTTTTACCCATGTGATAACTCCTATAAAGTTATGGGACTAACGACAATCTGAGCCGATCTCAGAAAGTCAAAGCAATTATAGCAAATGGGATTTTTCTATCAGCGTAGAGAGTCTACTAATGACTGGGAAAAAACCAGGAAATCCAGAGGGAACGGTCATGTCAACGAGGTAGCCTAAAAAACCCGCTTTCGCGGGTTCGCTGGGTTTCGCTTGGCTACTTGAGCAGACTGATCGCCTTGCGAAGTTTCGCTGGGTCGTCGCATGCCTTGACCAACTTTGATACGTCGGCACGAAGCGACTTGAGCAAAGTCGCCTGCTCTGCTTGTTCGTCCTTGGTTTTCGCCTTGAGCACTGCTTTGAGTTCGTTGATCTTGCGATCATCAAGCGCAGGGTTTTTTGCTTGCGCCTCGTACTGCTTGCGAAGCATGTCCGTCAGTTCGGCTGGCGTCGCATGCTCGTACTGCTTGAGCAGTGCTTCGTGCTTTGCTGTCCTTTGCTCACGTTTCTTGGTCGCGGCTTTGCTTGGTGCTTGTGGCACTGTGATTGCATACTTGGCGACCAGTCGGTCCTTGAATCGTTTCCATGCTTGGTCGCTCGCGTCGCCTTTGGTGTTCGGCTTGCGGCTGACGTACGCATCAACGAACACAGTCCGGCATTCAACGAAATGCTCGTACGTCGGCTTGTCGCCAATATGACGTGCGCCGATTTCGAGTGCTTCGTCGGCACTGGTTTCGCTGTCAGCGAACAGTTTACCTGCTTGAATCATCGCTTCGTTTTTCATGCTGTTTCCCTTTAGTAGGACACTATGACCCCATGTCATAATGTCCTTAAATTATACCATACGCTGGTATCAAGAAAAAACAACAAAAAACGGAAAAACGAAGAATTCTCTGGGGGGAACGGTCATGTCAACGAGGTAGCCTTTGTCGCCCAGTTTGTTCGGCGTTAAGCTGCGTGGCAGCTTAACGCTTTTTCGCTCGCGTGTCAAGCACGACAAACTGACGCGCCGTCAGGTTGTCCCGACCTATTGTATGAATGTAGTGAAAAAATAGATAATGTAGTACGTAATTGTAGTGTCGTAAGTACTTGATTTTAAATAATGTATGTTTTGTAGTGCGTTTTTGGCCGAAAAAAGTCGTTTAGGCAAATTATTTGAGAAGACGAGCAAGCTCGGCACAATCAAAGCAAAAATCGGTTTTACCCCCGTAGGTCGTTAAAACGCACTACATCGTCTACATTCTCTACAAAGCCCGTAGATCAAGGGGTCCAGCTATATACTTTATAATAAATATTTACTACATTCATACAATACAAAAAATAAAAAACGCCGGACTCGGAAGTTCGGCGTTAAGCTGCGAGCAGCTTAACGTTTTTTCGTTCGTCTGTCAAGCGTCTTTTCGCCCCTTTTTTCAAGGCTTTTTGTATTGTATGAAATTGGACACTAACTTGACTTTGTTAAGAAAGTATGGTATCATTGATGCGTAGCATCGATGAACAGAACACAACAACTCCAACTTACAACATCCCCGAAAGGGGGTGAGTCGGTGCTCGTCCACACGTCATCAACCGGAGTTCATATGCAACAAGACACCAAGCAAGACAAACTGACGGTCAGTCAGAATGTCGCCAAGAACGGCTACTGCCGTATCTGCCGAGTCAACGGCATCGGTAAGAAGCGAGCCAAGTACGGACACCTCATCTGCAAACCATGCGGTGAGCGCAAATCCCAAACCGACCGCAAGTCGTGGTGCGTAGTCCAGCCCTACGGCAAAGGTGGCTACCAGTTTGTCACTGCAACCTCAGCTTTTGAGGTCGTGCGACAAACCAACCAGAAGCACATCAGATGAAGTGGAGTTTTTGTCTTTTTTAATGTTGTTTAACTAGGAGCGTATCAATGAAGATCAAAACGAGTGAGTTACTAGTGGTGAAGAAGGGGGTGAAAGAATGAGAATCAAAAAGACGTTCTACAAAGCTAGGCGCAGAACAGTGCGCCAAATATTCGCGTGGGCGTTAGCCAAACCCAAGCGCGAGTACCCAAAGAATAGGCGCGACAAAGAGTGGCTGAAGTTATTGCCCAAACCTACACGCCGACAGACAGTGGGTTACGTGCGAGCGTTCGTCGGTCCGCATTTCTTTGCGGGGTGCTACGACGGTGCAGAGTTTGATTGAGGAGAACGACGATGAAGAAGTACAGAGCAGTTGTCGAACTGCGAACCAAGGACAACAAGACTACGGTTTTGAGGTTCCACAGCCTCAGCTTTTCTGAAGCTAAGGCATTCCAGAAGTTGTTTGATAAGTTTGACCACATCTACAGCGATGCAGATCTGGTCATGCACATGTGGGAGCAAGTCGGTGAAGATAACTGACGTGCCGAACGATGCGTTCAACGCTGAACCTACACCAGTACCGACAAGGGTGGTGCCTGACTGGGACGCGTTGTTAAAAGTGCTTGAGGTCAAAGGCTTTGTGGTGCTTGAGTCCGACGATCTACGCATCACAGCTACGGGCGAGGAAGCACCGCCAGTAAAAAACTTCAACAACTTTGTGCGTACGACTCGGCGTAAGAAGTTGTTTACCAAACGAATAACCCGCACACGTTGGGTGTGCGTACTAGGAGAGTGAAATGGAACTGAGAGATCACTTTGCAGGACTTGCCATGCAAGCCATGATGGAAATGTACCGAGAGATGTACGAGGAACACAACATCTTTGAAGGTTGGGTCGAGGATGCTATGCCTTCACTTGCCATGCAAGCCTACGAAATGGCTGACTTCATGCTGATTGCACGAGGGAAACGACGAACCTTTGCAAGTAACCGTGGAACAGAAATAATTTTTGGGGAGGGCGAAGAATGAACGACGAGCATGTGTTTGTAGCAATCGTGGCTTGCGCCTGTGCGCTTGCCGTACTCATTGGACTAGGAATTATTTAAATGAACAAGATAGATATGCTTCGTAAGTACAAAGCCATCATCAAGCAGATGGCAGATTTCGAAGAAAACATGAAGAAAGTGCTCGCGCATCCAGACGCGACCGAGCAGCAAGTAATGCAAGTTGTACATCAATGGCGCGACATTATGACAAAGCGTCAGATTGTCGAGAACATGATCAATAAAAAATGGGGCAACACAGTGAAGGACGGAAAGATTGTTTCTGTCCACTCATCATACTTATCGTTTCTAAACTAGGAGATAGTCATGCAATTAGGTGGTGCTAATTTACCAACGCTCACGTCATACGACCAAGCCGAGCGTTGGTTTGAGAAGATCAAGCCGTTCACTAATGCCAGTAAGTTGTACGCTGGCATGCGTCCACTCGGTGCTCGCAGTTACACACAGTGTTTGATCCGCAAAGATGCAGTGACAAATGCCATTGTGCTAACGCTGTATGGATACCCTGTCGTTACATTCAGGACCGATGGAACTATCGTGATGAACGCACACGCCTATCACACGGCGACTACGGTGTCGTTCTTTCAACGGGTACTGCAAGGCCGACAACTGCGTGGTTTTGCGAAAGTCAGGAGTGTCATCCATGTGCTTGTGAGTGCCGGAAGCGAAGGCACACATTGGTTCCCTCTACCCACGTCGGGGGATCTGGTGTTTGATACGGGAACCGAAAGGATTCTTGATGTTAAGCCGATACACAAGTATCGAGCGAACGTAAAAGAAACGAAAAGGATGCTCGGTAACTACGAAGCGTTTCTGTCGTACTGCAAGACAGCACTGGCACTCTTGGCTGACCACAAAGGAAGGTGTGATCAAGTAGAGGCTCACGTCAAGCTATCTAAAGCTATGCTTGATACGAGCTGTGACTACACAGATACAGACGAGTTCTGTAGGTTCTATTCGTTTGATATCAAACGAGATCCACAGAACGCAAGAGTCCGTCGAACACGTTTCTTCAATACGCTAGACAAAGCACTGGTTACCGACAACCACGAGATGATCTATCTATTGTTCATTCGGCTATGTGCCTCGATGGAGATGCGGTACTTTAGATACGACGATTTGAAGCAGTTGTTTATAAACCTACTGAAGTTTCAGTATCCCCATTTACTTTTCAGACTAGAGGAGGTTCAACCAACAACACACGTAGTACACAACCACAACGCCGTATTCGTACGCTACTGCGGTGATAACGCTCTTATCGAACAGATCAACAATGGGACAAACTGACTCATCGTCAGAATGTCTACAACAATTACACATCAACTAGGAACTAGGAAACAAAATGGAAATCAGACTCAACACCGAAGTATCCCTTCAACAAGCCGAGGAGTTGATCCTCGCTATCGGCAACACAAACGCTGTCCACTTAGTTGGTCAGCCAGGCATCGGCAAAACAGCTATGGCTTCTCGCCTAGCAAAACGCACAGGGTTTCGCTTGGTCTACATCGATACGCCGACAACAGATCTAGGCGATCTGGGTGTGCCGATGCCTGACCGCGAAACGCAGACTACCATGCTGTACCCCAACCAACACTGGGGATTCCACACAGGCGAGCCGCTTGTGATATTCATCGACGAGTTTTCCAAGCCGTCGTCCCAAGCTGTGCAAAACATGTTGCATCCGCTCCTTCATGAGCGGCGGATCGCTGGCTTTAAACAGCACAAGGATACCATCGTAGTCACAGCAGGTAACAACTCCACCGACGGGGTTGGTGACATGATGAAGTCACACAGCATCAACCGCATGACGGTGGTGCCCATCGCTAACCCGACAGCCGAGAGCTACATCGAGTACGGGGCTGAAAAGGACTTTGCACCTGAGCTTCTTGCATGGGTCAAGGCATATCCACACTGCTTGGCATCGTACAAAGATCCGACGCAAGCGGAGAACCACATGATCTTTAATCCGAAGTACCCGCAACGGTCATACTTCTCCCCGCGCTCGGGCGAGAAGGCAAGCAACATCATCAAAGCGCGGGCCATGTTTTCGCGCGATACGCTGATATCCGCGCTGTGCGGGACCATCGGTGATAACGCAGGGCGTGACTTGGTTGCTTACGTCGAGGTTGCTGACTCGCTCCCAAGTTGGGAGTCGATACTGCATGATCCTGCGACAGCAAAGATCCCCACATCCCCTGCGGCTCTGTGCATCATGGCTTACGGTGCAGTGCAGAAAATTGATCGGGGCAATATCAACAAGTGGTTTACGTATCTGAAGCGCACACCGAAAGAGTTGCAGTCGGTGTTCAGTATCACAGCAGCAAAGAACAAGGACAAGCGCGACATCCTGTTCACAAGCGGCGCATTCGTCCAGTGGATGCGTGAGAACCAGTACCTTTTCTAGGAGGAAAACATGGAGAAGGAAAGGCGAGTACTCAGCGAGATATACGACATCTTGGATTCAAACGGCATAGAGCTAGATATGCAAGTACACATACTTGCATCAATCATATGCGCTAACGCTCAGGCTGATGGCGTGCCTCTCAATGACTTGATTAGCTTCTTTAGTACCAAGGCAACATTACTTTATTCAAACGAGGGTAGTAAACATGCAAAATAAACTAACCGTCGAGCAACGCATCGAGCGTTGCCATGTCCAGTTGATGAAAGACAAGAACTACTGTCTTTTCTCTGGCATCTTTATGATCGGCAAAGTATCCGTGACGGATGATCCGTTCATGACTGCGGGGACCAACGGACGCGATGTTGTCTACGGTCGCCAGTTCATGGAGCGGCTCAACGATAAGCAGATCAACTTCGTGGTTATACACGAGGCTATGCACAAAGCATATCGTCATATGACAACGTGGAAAGCGTTATCTGATGAGAATCATGCACTTGCAAATGCGGCGATGGACTACGTGATCAATCTACAGATCGCTGATGCCGACACCGAGAGCAACATGGTGGAGTTCCCGACAGATGAGGACGGTAACAAGATCGGTCTTATCGACGAGAAGTATCGTGGTATGGACACCAAACAAGTGTATGAGCTTTTGAAGAAAGAGTTCAAAGAGATCGATGGTGACAAGCCGCGACGTGGAGAAGGCGGGTCGGGGGGTAGTGGACAACCTGACAATCCGTCAGATCGTCGCCGCAGTAAGCCTTCGTCGGGTGATGGTGGCGGCAAAGAAGAGATGGAGCGCAGACAGCACGACAAGCATGACTGGGAGAATGCTGAGAAGCTCGACGAGGAGGAGAAGAAAGAGCTTGAGCGTGACATCGACCATGCCTTGCGTGAAGGTGCTATCTTGGCAGGGAAGCTCAAAGGCAACGTGCCACGCGGCATCGATGAGCTTCTGCATCCCAAAGTAGACTGGCGTGCGGCACTGCGTGAGTTCCTCAAGTCTGCGATGCTAGGCCGAGACCAGACTTCTTGGCGTAGGCCGAACCGTCGCTTCATCGGTATGGATATCGTCATGCCCATGCTCATCAGCGAGAAGGCGCACACCTTCGTCAACGGCATCGACACATCAGGTTCTATCGGTGGCGAGCCACTGAACCAGTTCGCCTCTGAGGTGAAGTCGATCTGTGATGAGCTGATGCCTGAAGCAATGGAAGTTCTGTACTGGGATACGGCAGTCGCACAGCATGAGACTTATCGCGGTGCAGAGATCGCTAACTTCTGGACTGATACTAAGCCCAAGGGTGGTGGCGGGACTGATCCTGATTGCGTACCAAAGCACATCAAGGAGAAAGATCTTAAACCACAAGCGATCATCATGCTGACCGACGGTTACTTCTACAAGCATGACGCGCAAGCGTGGGAAGGATCTGCACCTGTGCTGTGGTGCGTGATCGGTAACAAGAACTTCCAGCCCAAAGTAGGCTCGGTTGTTTACGTCGAATAAGAAAGTTTTTAACCACGACAATCTGACATCCCGTCAGATTGTCTCAACTAGGAGTAGTACATCATGGAACACATAGGTATTGAAACAAGCGCGATGCTCATCGAGTTGAACATCTCCACTTGGACGGCTCGTAAGCTGGATAAGAAAGTATCACAAGAAGTTGATCAACAGAACGAAACGAAGATCAACGCTGGCAACTACCACAAGAACTTGCTTGCTGGTCAGAACGCACTCGATGCGTGGAACAAGTACTCGGCTCGCATCCGGCTTTGGTATAACCAGCAGACACTTCCTTGGGCCGACAAGGGTCCACGGCTTCTTACATCTCAAGTATTCATGGACGGCTTCAAGGTTAGACTCGACGAGCATCATCAGAACTGGCTTCGCCTGCGAGACAACTTCGAAGTTAGCTACGAGGATATGGTCTCTGCGGCGGCGTTCTCGCTCGGCAAGTTATTCAACCGTGAGGACTACCCACCGCTAGAGGATGTGATGCAGAAGTTTTCGTTCCGCTACGCCTTCTCGCCTGTGCCGACATCGGGGGACTTTCGCATCGACATAGGCCATCAAGCTCGCAAAGAGTTGGAAGCCATGTACGCGCAGACTACTACTAACCGTGTCAACACCGCGATGCGTGAAGTATGGGATCGGCTTCACGAGTGCCTGACACACATGTCCGAGCGGCTTGCTGATGATGAGGACGGCAACCGCAAAGGCTTTCACTCTACGTTGATAACAAACGCAGTAGAGCTTGTGGATATGTTGGACAAACTAAACGTCACACGAGATCCGCAGTTGACCCATGCTCGCAAGGAGTTGGAGCGGTCGCTGTACAACATCAACGCCGACACGGTTAAAGAAAGCGATCAAGTGCGTGAAGGACTCAAGAAGAAAGTCGATGACATTCTGTCACGCTTTGACTGGTAAGGAGATAAATATGTTTAAGATCAAGATCGATACGAAAGTAGGGGCAGCTCAAATGGAAGTGGCGCCCCCGCTTATAAATGTGCTGTTACGCGCATACAACCAGATCCCTTCGCTACAGTTTGAGGTGTTGCGTGAGAACACTGATGAGCTAGTGGAGGTAGATGGCGATAAGTACTACCGCACAGTAACTGTTATCCAAGGCTTTCAACAGCTTGGCACAGTGTCGTACAAACGCCGACACCACCGTGGCGAGGATAAGCTGACGTTTGCTGTTTCTTGCGACAACATCAAGAAGAAGCGCGGCAACAGAAACGCAGTGGTAACTGAGCATGCTAGCACTGCTACCAAAAAGATCATCGAGTTCTTCAAGCCTAAGCAAGTTGATCTGCTTGGTAAGGAGGTATACGACGACGTGCGTGCCGCTATCCATGATATTCACTGGAGAGCACAACGCGACATGCTCTATTCGTACAACCGACAAGATGAAGTAACCCCGCTAGCCGTTGGCTTCATCATCGATGTTATGGATAGCAACGGTTCAGAGTTACCAAAAATTCCTGAGCTATTCAAGAGTATCGTCACTGACAAACTACGCGAGTCATGGCATACCTACGAGATCGTCTACGATCTGTTCGAATCGTTTGCGAAGTGCCATGCAGTAGCTATCAAGCACATGCGCGACGGTTCGTATCTGCTAGTAGACAAGATGGTTCACGGTAACTCGAAGCAGTACATCACAAGTCACTTTCCTAGTAGGGAAGATATTGTACAGCCGTACATGGACAAGGTATCTATGCTTCAGTTCACTGAGGTGAATCAAGCAGTACGCAATGTAGGCATCCGCATGAAATGTGGCGACGGAGATCTTTACGTCATCGTAAACGGTGATATAATCACAGACTCCTAGTTGAGACAAGTGAGCAGAGCACTCTAACTCTGCGTTTCCTTTCGGGGGACATTCTGACCATTCGTCAGTTTGTCCCTTTTTTATTGGGGTTCTACTTGCGTTCCTCCAAACATTAGACTATACTAAGTCAACTTTTGGAGAGATACATGACCCCTGAAGGCAAAGTAAAATCGAAGGTAACCGATCTACTGCTCAAGTACTGCGCTTACTACTTCAAGCCCACTACCGGTGGTTACGGTAGAAGCGGCGTTCCTGATATCGTCGGGTGCGTGAACGGCAAGTTCTTCGCTATAGAATGCAAAGCGGGAAACAATCAGCCGACACTGCTACAAACAACCGAGATGGAAAATATAAGGTTACACAAAGGGGTAGCCTTTGTTATCAACGAAAATAACCTTCAGCTTCTTGAGGACTGGCTTTTAGAACAGTCCAAGGATAATTCACAATATGTGCCGACCGAAAAAATGACCGTTCCCGCGATAGGAAAGCTCCATTCCAAGCGCATAAAGGTTTACTATGATCCTAACGATTGATTTTGAAACGTTCTATGATAAAGAATATTCTTTATCTAAGATCACAACCGAAGAGTACGTGCGCGATCCACGCTTTGAAACCATCGGCGTTTGCGTAAAGGTGGACGACGAGCCGACTGAATGGTTTAGTGGTACGCACGAGCAGACAGCAAAGTGGTTGGCACAGTTCCCGTGGGAGGATGCGTTCGTGTTAGCCCACAACATGTTGTTCGACGGTGCGATACTTAGCTGGCGCTACAACATCAAACCCTTTGTGTACTTGGATACGCTGTGCATGGCGCGAGCAGTGGACGGCATCGAGGCAGGTAACAGTCTGTCAAAACTGGCCGAACGTTACAACCTTGGTCAGAAAGGCAACGAGGTAGTCCTAGCACTTGGCAAACGGCGCAAAGATTTCACATCGTACGAGCTAAGTAACTACGCTCGGTACTGTGCTAACGACGTGGACATTACCTACAAGTTGTTCGACGTGTTCAAGGAGTCGTTCAACAAGAACGAACTAAAGGTAATCGACCTTACGTTACGCATGTTCACCATGCCAGTGCTGACCTTGGACTCTGCCTTCTTACAGAAGCACCTCGACGAAGTGATAGCGCAGAAGGAAACGCTTCTTGAAGAAGCAGGTGTCACCAAAGAAGTTCTGATGTCTAACCCAAAGTTTGCCGCGATGCTTGAGTCTTGGGGCGTTGATGTGCCGATGAAGATGAGTCCTACAACGAAGAAGATTACGTTTGCACTAGCAAAGAATGACGATGGGTTCAAAGCCTTAGCTGAGCATCCTGATCCTCGCGTCCAGTGCGCTGTTGCTGCTCGCTTAGGCACAAAATCAACTTTGGAAGAGACAAGGACGCAGAGGCTACTTGACATATCGTTTCGGGGTAGCCTCCCCGTTCCCCTTCGCTATTACGCCGCGCACACTGGTCGTTGGGGTGGCGACGACAAGGTGAACCTCCAGAACATCCCTCGCAAATCAAAGATCAAGCAAGCCATTTGCGCCCCTCATGGGCATGTGCTTGTCGAAGCCGACTCCTCTCAAATCGAGGCGCGGATACTTGCATGGCTAGCTGGCGAAAAATATTTGGTTAATGCGTTTGAGAAAGGTGAAGACGTATACAAGATCATGGCCGCTGCGATGTATCACTGCGATGTGTCGGAGGTGACTGAAGCCCAACGCTTCATAGGCAAAACGGTTGTGCTCGGATGTGGTTACGGCCTAGGGGCTGAGAAGTTCATGAAGCATATGAACTCGGTCGGCGTACATATGGGCATCGATAATGCTCGGTACATCATCGGTACATACAGGGGCAGAAACGGATTCATTACTAACCTATGGGAAGAAGGACAGCGGTGCTTGGAAGCTCTTGCATCAGAAGAATTAAAAACCACTGAGTTTGGCTTTCAACCACAGGCAGTAAAGCTTATGCCGGGAGTTGGGTTTGACATGCCGAGCGGCATACCCTTGAAATACCCCAAGATCGAAATCGATACTGAGGCTTCGTTGCGAAGGGCAGCAAAACTAGGGAGGCCGTTACAAGACACTATTCAGTACCGTTACGCAACCAAGCGTGGATACGTGAATATCTACGGCGGTAAGGTTGTGGAGAACGTCTGCCAAGCATTGGCTCGCTGTGTAATAGCACAGCAGATGCTAAAGGTTGCAGCAGTGTATCCGGTGGTCCTCACAGTTCATGACTCGATTGTTTGCATAGCACCAGAGCGTGGATGGGAAGCGGCTTGTGACTACGTGCAAGAGTGCATGAGATGGCGACCCTCATGGGCAAGTACGCTTCCTTTGAATTGCGAAGTCAAATACGGAAAGACATATGGAACAACAGTCAAATACATCGGATAAGTACACATGGTCGTACAGCAGCATGTCACTGTTTCAGCAGTGCCCGCGCAAGTACTACCGGTTACGTGTCACCAAAGATATTGTTGAACCCCCGCAAGAACATTTGCTTTACGGTACGGCGGTACACAAAGCTGCTGAGGACTACATCAGTCTTGATAAGCCGCTTCATCCTGACTACGAATTTATGCGCCCACAGTTAGATGTACTCAAGAAGCTGCCGGGGACTAAGTATTGTGAATATGAGATGGGCCTAACGAAAGAGTTTGAGCCTTGTAAATTTAACGCTCCTAACGTGTGGTTAAGAGGGATTGCTGATTTGCTCGTAGTAAACGATAACAGAGCACGTATCGTGGACTACAAAACGGGCAAGAGTCGGTTTGCCGACACTAAGCAACTTGAGCTTTTGTCGTTGCTGGTGTTCAAGCATTTCCCTTACGTCACCCACGTAAAAGCGGGGTTGGTTTTCGTGGTAGCCCACGATCTGGTAACGGCTGACTATGCACAAGAAAAGTCAGACGAATACTGGATGCGGTGGTTGCCCGAGATCGACCGATTAGAGCAGTGTTTTGCTTCCAACACATGGAACCCGAAGCAGAACTTTACCTGCAAGAAGTTTTGTCCTGTAACTGATTGTGAACATAACGGAAGGAGTTAATCACATGCGTAAGTCTATGTATGACGATAAAGTTGTAAAGATGCTAGAGAAGTCTGGCGGTATGAAAGCCTCGGCGGTTGCTAAGCAATTGGATACCAGAGCATCCACTATTTATAAGGTGCTAACACGTTTGGTCGAGCAAGGCCGCATCATAAAAGACGGGCAATTTTTTAAAGCCCATCAGGATTTTGTTACGAAGATGGTTTCAGCAGCCTCGTCTATTGCTTCATTGCCAGTAATCGAAAAGAAAAGAGAAATGTATGAGTCTTTGGAAAGGGACGCAATTAAGTCTACGATTAAACACGAAATTGAGGAAGTTGGTAAAGAGATAGGTCAGCTCACTCGTGAGATGCACGTCTTACGCCAGATCCAAGATCGTTTGGTTTCAATCCTTGAGCGCACTAAGTGAGCAATATGGAAGACATAAGCAAACATCTCATGCACGCACACACTGCACTCAAATCTGTGTACGAGTGTGTTAACGAGCAGCGTTATGAGCATGCACTGCACCACGCAGAGGAAGCCTTGTTTCACTCACGCTGCTGCATCTTGTGGTTGAAGGAGAGAACCGATGACCCCACAGCCCCTGACCGATAAGCAGATCAAAGTTCTCAAGTACGTGAAGAAGCGGGTGACGCCGCCCACTGTCAGGGACATAGCCTTGCAGACGAAGCTCGATAAGAGCACTGTTTACGCTGTTATGACCAGACTTGTGAGGTGGGGTTGTGTTGAAAGCTTTTTGAAGAAAGACCCTAACAGGCCGTACATCACGGCAGAGCGGCATTACAAATTCATAACGATGGAACCTACAAAACAGGAGAAGCTATTCCAGAAACAAGAAGATCGTTTGTATTCCAGAAAGTTTGCCAAGGCAAGGGTGACCATACCCGAGCCTTTTTTCAGTGATCCATTCAACATAACAGGAGAAAGAGATGCAAATAAAGACAACAAGCGAAAGCACAAACGTACTCGAAACGTTCAAACGGCAGTGGCGGCTTCTTAAACAACCTTATCCGTGGAAAGACCCCAAGGTGATTGCCGAGCGTCGGAGAATAGCCGCCCTTGATCGGGCAAGGATTGATCTTAGGTTCGGATACCCAAACAATGTAAGTTCTAAAACTATTGAGGATTAAAAATCATGGCTACAAAGAAAGTAACAGAAGATACGATTCAAATCGTTGAGATGGAAACCCAAACGGTTACGTTCCATGTACTAGGAACTACACCGATGATCTGCAATCGTATGCCTGAGAAGGCATGGCAGCAACTGCTTCTTCCTTCCGGTCGCAAGACTGCTGCTGAGAAAGCAGGATCAATGAAGCACGATCCTTTGACTGAGTATCGCTCATCGCCATACCGTATGCCGCAAGGTGATCATGCAACTGAGTTGTCTGTGTTAGCTACGCAGTTTAAAGGTGCGCTACGCAATGCTGCACTGGATATGCCTGGAGCTAAGAAGTCACAGATTGGTCGCCTGACAACGGTTGAGAATGAACGTCTTGAGTTGTTCGGTGTTCCTAAGATCTTCTCAAGTATCACTCGGTCAGCAGACATCAACAAGACCCCTGATGTACGCACTCGCGCCATCGTACCGAAGTGGGCATGTAAGGTTGACATCACTTATGTGCGTCCGGTTTTGAACCATACAGTTATCTCTAACCTTTTCGCTACAGCAGGTATAACGATGGGCGTAGGTGATTGGAGACCTGAGAAAGGTTCAGGTAACTACGGTCGTTGGAAGATTGTCGATGCTGATGATTCTGACTTCTTAGAAATAATTAAGACAGGTGGCAAGGCAGCGCAACTTGAAGCACTGGAGAACCCAGAGGCTTATGACGATGACACTGAAGAGTTGCTATCGTGGTTCAACACAGAGACCAAACGTCGTGGTTTGAAAGTAGCTTAAGGAGATAAACATGGATAGAGCCGCAATAGCTAAAAGATTAGAGGAGATTGCGGCCCTCCACGGAGGGTCGCTTACACCAGACATCGTAGTGGCAGATGCTAAGAACCCATCAAGTCCTTTACATAGCTACTTTGACTGGAGTGTTGAGAGCGCAGCACATAAGCACTGGATTGATACCGCACGTAATCTAATTGCTTCTGTGCGCGTGATTGTAACCACAGAGAAAGTTGTTATTAAAGCACCTTTCTATCTACGTGATCCAAGCAAAAAAGGTAACGAGCAAGGCTACACCACACTTACCAAAGTACGTAGTAATAAAGATCTTTCAAGGGAAGTTATCAATAATGAAGTTGCACTCATTGTTGGTGCGCTAAGAAGAGCAAAGAACGTAGCACAAGCCCTTGATATGGTGGATGAGATGGAAGCACTGCTTGAACAAGTCTTAGTCCTACGCAACAAGCTAGAGAAGGTTTAGGCAGGCCGGGTACGGTAAGGTCAGGCTTGGTGCGGTGGGGTTCGGCAGGCAAGGCGCGGCTAGATTAAGCAAGGTGGGGTATGGCGACGTGAGGTAGGGCAGGCTCGGTTCGGTAGGTTGCCTTTGGGTATGGTTCGGCGCGGTTCGTTTTGGCAGGCAAGGATTGATCCGGCATGGACAGGCGCGGCAACGCGGGGTGCGGTGAGGTATGGTATGGCAGGCGTGGTGAGGTCGGGTGAGGTGAGGTCGGGTCGGGTTTGTTGTGGCAGGCTAGGTGAGGTCGGGTTAGTTGTTATATGTAAGGTCTTATCAGGCAGGCTAGGTAAGGTTCGGTTCGGTTTTATTCAGTGCGGTTTGTTAGGGCAGGCACGGTGGCGTTAGGTAATACAAGGTGTGATGGGTTTTGATGAGGCAGGTAATTTAATTAAGAAAGGAAAACTATGAGTATGATGAATTTAAACAAACCAGCAGAAACGGAAACACAACCTGTGTTCATTCTGCGCGGTGTGCCGTATCTGCCCCATTACAGTTTTAAACATACATGGATAAGTCCCGGCAGAGAACATGAGTGTAAGAAGTACAGCACCACTGAAATGGTTGAAGTAGGCGCACGTCTTACGACGATGCAGTTATGGAAAAGATTTTGGACAAATGAGGTGAAGGGATGGAAGATACTTTGATATGGGGATTTGGGTTCTTGGTTGGCTTCATGCTCGGTGTGATCAGAGGTAGACGAAGCATCGTGCGTGAGGCCCAAGCGTTAGTGGCTGAAGCTATTATGAGAATACGAGAGGGGCACAAGGTATGAATGACAACGTCAACCACCCAAAACATTATACGAACCACCCCTCGGGGGTGGAGTGTATAGAGATTACCGAGCACATGAATTTCTGTATAGGCAATGCTGTTAAATATCTTTGGAGAGCTGGACTCAAAGGTGAGCAGGTTGAAGATCTGAGAAAGGCACGTTGGTATATCGACCGTGAGATCGCTCGCATACTGAACAACCAAAAAGATCCACCGTTTATGAGGAAGGCAGATGAGTAGCCAACTGTGGAAGTTCGCCATGCTAGCCGCATGGCTTGAAGGCTACGCCGAGGGTTTGCCTGACTATTGCACAGCAGAGAAGTTCAAGATCAAAGAAGCTGCTGAGTTGTTAATGGAAGTTTACGAAGAACGTATGAAGGAGAGTGAAACATGGAAGATGAACACAAGCGATCAGGCATAAGGTGTAGTGAACATCCCGACGCACCGCACGGATTCATGCGTGACGCATCTCATAGCGCAGGGCGATATGTGTGTGAGTGTGAGAGTTGGGAACCGCCGAAAAACAAACCGATGACAAGAGATGAATGGAAGGAATGGCTTGCAGAGTCTTGGGACGAAGCACAAGCGCGAGCCCACACACCAGACGACATAAAAAAGATTAAAAGTAGATGGGAGCCTGTGGCGTACACAACGGGCTTTTATAACGGGCATTGCGTCATTGAACCGATTGATCGGGTTACCGTATTGCCCGTTGATACGGCCTTGTACCGCGCACCGACAGAGTGGGTTGGGCTGACGGATGAGGAGGTGTCAGAAATTATTGATCGGGAGATTGGGTTTAACAGTTGTTGGGGTCCGGAAGAAAAGTTTGCCCGAGCAATTGAGCAAGCCTTGAAGGAGAAGAACACATGAGCGAAAACAAAAACGCAAAGACACCAGCAGACGGAGAGCCTTTGCCCATAGCAACAAGCGCCATGACGCTAGAGCAAACACGACAGTGGATTGCCGACACATGGAAAAGGTGTCAGGACGAAGTTTGGCGGGAGCCAACCACGCCATCCGTGGTGGTGTACCTAACCGCTGGTAGCTACAGTCTTGAAACGCTTGAAAATCTGGTTAAGTTACTTAGAAAGGTGGCTAACGATGACTAGAGAAGACATTATCAAGATGGCGCGGGAGGCCGGGTTAGCTTACGGGTCTGACGAAAAACCATTGAATTCTGTAACACGCTTCGCTGCCCTTGTTGCCGAGCATGAGCGAGAGGCGTGTGCAAAGGTGTGTGACGTGCTTGGGGTGCATCCGGCATTGAATGTATTTAATGGTGGTCCTGAGTGGTACAAGCATGGAAAAGACTGCGCCGCTGCCATACGAGCAAGGGGTAACCATGCAGCCTGATACTAGAGTACGAGTGAAATCCACGGGTGAAATCGGCTACGTGGTGAATGAGGATGAGGACGGTATGCTGTGCATACGTATCCCATCGGATAACAACTGGCCTTTCCCGCACTACGCTTTTATTTCTAAGCGGGATGTGGTAATGGTAAGGGTTGCTAAATCCGCTGTTCCTCTGGACATAGAGGAAGCCCCCTTCTAGGAGCCTACCATGCCCTACGTCAACAAGCCCCGCCCATACAAGAAAGAATACGAGCAGTACGACGGTACTGAGAAGGTCAAAAAGAAACGCGCCGAACGTAACAGAGCGCGAGCGATCATGATGAAGAAGGGTCTGGCACACAAAGGCGACGGCAAGGATGTACACCACAAGAAGGCACTATCAAACGGCGGTTCATACAAAGACGGGTTGGCTGTAGTCAGTGCAGCTAACAACAGATCTTTTGACCGCGATGGCAAACATAAGCTGATCTCTGAGGTCAGTCCACGAGAACGGAAAAGCCGTGCAAATCGTTAACAATGAATTACTACTCATAAAAACGCAGTTCCCTAGCAGGATAAAAGAAACCATCAAAGGCAGTCAGGTTGTAGCGCAGCAAGGCGACGTGTATGAGGTAGCGGTCAACTGGGGTTTAGCTGAGGCTCAGACGCTTCGCCAACTGAATATCAAGAACGTGCCTTCGCCCATTGTCAGGGACTATGACTGGCCGGGGATATATAAGCCGATGGATCATCAAAAGACCACGGCTTCTTTCCTAACGCTGCACCGACGGAGCTTCTGCTTCAATGAGCAGGGTACTGGCAAGACAGCTTCTGCAATCTGGGCTTCCGACTACTTAATGAAGCTGGGCGTCATCAAACGTGTGCTTGTGGTATGCCCGCTATCGATTATGCAGTCGGCGTGGCAAGCAGATCTTTTTAAGTTCGCCATACACCGCACGGTGAGTGTCGCGCATGGCACAGCCAGCAAACGCAGGGACATTATCAACAACGCTGCCGAGTACGTCATCATTAACTACGATGGCGTGAATGTGGTGAAGGACGAGATCAAAGGTAAGTTCGACCTCATCATCATCGACGAAGCAAACGCGTACAAGAACAGTCGCACCCAACGGTTCAAGACTATGCGGGGACTGCTTAACGAGCATACGTACCTGTGGATGATGACAGGCACACCCGCCGCGCAATCGCCGCTTGATGCTTTCGGGTTAGCGAAGCTTTGCGTGCCAGGACGTACCCCACTGTTATACACTGAGTATCGTGATAGCGTGATGTTCCAGATATCCAGGTTCAAGTGGATACCCAAACCATCCGCTATCGACGTAGTACACAAGTTACTGCAACCAGCCATCAGGTTCTCCAAGGCCGAGTGCCTTGATTTGCCAGAAGTCACAAACGTTTCGCGGTACGCTCCGATGACTTCGCAGCAGTTGAGCTACTACAAGCAGATGAAGAAGGACTTCATCATGCAAGCGGTGGGCGAGGATGTTAGTGCAGTTAATGCTGCTTCTAACCTGACGAAGCTGCTACAGATAGCTTGTGGTGCTGTCTATACCGACGCAGGAAACGTTATTGAGTTTGATGTATCCGACCGGATGAATGCAGTACAGGAAGTGATCGACGAAGCGACTAACAAAGTTCTTATTTTTGCACCGTTCACGCACACACTAGCACTCATCAAAGATCACCTTACCAAGAACGGCGTGACATCAGAGATCATCGACGGAAGTGTGCCCGTTAACAAACGCACTGCCATCTTCCAGCGGTTTCAGGAAACCGACAACCCCAGAGTTCTCATTATCCAACCGCAAGCAGCAGCACATGGCGTGACGCTCACTGCGGCTAACGTAGTCATATGGTACGCACCTGTGACTTCTATCGAGTCTTACCTACAAGCTAACGCTCGTGTACACCGACAAGGGCAGCGCAATCCTGTGACGGTTGTGCATATCGAAGGTAGTCCTGTAGAGGCTAAGCTCTACTCCATGCTGATGAGCAAGCTCGACTTTCATTCGAGAATAATCGATCTCTACAAACAAGAAATAAATACTTGACACACTTTAGTTTGTTAGGTATATTTAAAACTCGGAGGTGAAACATGGATATACAAGTCGAGAAAATTATCAGTACGTTCTTAAAAATTCGCAGCACTAAAGAAGAACTCACAAGAGAATACGATGCTAAGGTCAGTGATCTTGATAGACAGATGACCGTTCTCAAGCATAAGCTGCTTGAGGTATGCAAAGAGTCTGGCGTGACTTCTCTCGGCACAGGTAATGCGATTGCGTATCGTACAGTCAAAAGCCGCTACTGGACGAACGATTGGTCAAACTTCTATGACTTCTTGAAGGAACAAGGGAAGCTAGAGTTGCTGGAGAAGCGGATTCATCAAAGTAACATGAAGGAGTTTTTGGAAGAGAACCCTGACACACGCCCGCCCGGATTGAACATAGATTCAGAGTACGACATCACCATTAAACGCAGATAGGAAATAGCCATGTCTAATGTAACGCTTTTTGAACAATCAGTACCCGACTACCTCAAAGAAGTTGAGATGGACGAGATGACTCGTAAGTACGCCGGAGGTAACGGCGGCAAGAGGATATCGATTCGTGGTCGTGTATTCCGTCTTGTCGTAGGCGGCAAAGAAGTATCTAAAAACGAGAACAACGCAATGAACGTTGTGATTGTTGCAGGTGGTAAAGATATCACACGGTACTACCATGCTAAGTCTTATAACCCCGGTGACACGTCAGCACCGGACTGCTTCTCTAACGACGGTGTTACACCTGACGCATCTGCTTCTTCGCCACAAAGCGATAAGTGCGAGTCATGCCCCATGAACGTCAAGGGTTCGGGTGTTGGTGAGTCTCGCGCTTGCCGGTTCCAGCAGCGTCTGGCTGTAGTGCTAGCTGAGTATATTGATGGTGATGTGTATGAGCTGGCTTTGCCATCTAAGTCTTTGTTTGGTCGCGGTGATACCGACAAGATGCCATTCCAGCAGTACATGAAATATCTTGGATCACAAGGGCGCAACGTCAATACGCTTGTAACCGAGATGCGGTTTGATACCGACAGTGACACACCGAAACTTGTGTTCAGACCTGTGCGGTATTTGAGCCGCGAAGAGTGGCTTGAAGCTAAGAAGCAGGGCGAAACTCCAGAGGCACGTAACGCACTGCGTATCTCAGTCGGCGCTCCAGTTGCCAAGCAGATTGCGCCGCCTTCTGCCGAAGTGCATACTGTGGTTGAGCCGGAACCCACCAAGCGTACGGCCAAGAAGAACGCCGAGCCGCCCCCTGCCAAGAAGGGCTTCTCTGACATCATGAGTGATTGGTCTACGGACGATGAATAATGGATGCCCGTGGATACTCATTGAAGTTAGTTGAAGCTATCCGAGGGGGAGACCCCTCAGACCCTGTTATCAGGTTAGGAAAGTACTGCATCGACAACCAAGTGCCCGTCAGTGATCTTGCAAAGTATTTTGGTGTAAGTAGGCTTACCGTATACAACTGGATGTTCGGTAGGATGAAACCAAGAAAAAGCCGACTTCAGCAATTGCAAGACACTTTGGAGCGACTTGGGGTTTAGCAAGCTACGGGGCGTCTAGCTCGACGGAGTGAAAGGAGGTACGCCGCACCTCTTGACGCCCCTATTTACACTGCGGCTGGTTGAGGAGCGGCTATGACCATCAAAGCATTGCTTACCGCACTGCTACCCACAACAGGGTACTACTGCGTGGTAGGCTTAAAACCCGAAACAATTGCAATACAAAAGTTTGTAACAACAATCGAAGAAGTTGAGCAGGAAGCTGCTGATTTAGTTAGCAACGAATACAACGCTTATTTTGGTTGTGCTAAGTACACAACCGACAAGAACCGTAAAGCGAATAACGTTGAGTCGGCACAATCATTTTGGCTTGATATCGACTGCTACGCTGATAAGCCTTATGCAGATCAGCACGAAGGCATAGAAGCACTCAAAGAGTTTTGCCACACATTGAAGTTACCAAGGCCGACTATCGTAGATTCAGGGCGTGGGCTCCATGTTTACTGGCAATTGCAAGATCCTATAACGCCTGATCAGTGGCGTCACACTGCTACAAAACTTAAAAAGCTTTGCCACGAACACAATCTAAAAGCAGACCCATCTCGCACTGCTGACATCGCATCTATCTTACGATTGCCAGATACCAAGAACTTTAAGACAGACCCAGCGCTTGACGTAAAACTCATAACAACTGGCAAGCCCATAGCCTACGATGACTTTAACAACCTACTCGGCGTAGACATCCAATCGCCTACGCCGACACCGACCTACGACACAGGCGGGTTGAATGAGTTGACTAAGTCATTGATGGGTAATAAGCAGAATAAGTTTTCATTGATACTAGAGAAGTGCGATAAAGGGGAAGGGTGCGCTCACATTAAGCATGCGGTTGATCATCAGGATCAGATCGAAGAACCGCTGTGGAGGGCCGTCTTGTCAGTTGCGACACGTTGCATAGACGGCGCGACAGCTATCCATGATATCTCCCGCAAGCACCCGGATTACGACGCTCATAAAACTGAAGAGAAGGCTGCACTTACTAAAGGCCCGTTTTTTTGCAGTACCTTTGAAGAGATAGATGCCACTCGATGCCAGAACTGCCCGAACAAAGGGAAGATCAGCAGTCCCATTGTTCTCGGTCAAGTAGTCGTGGAAGCCGATGAAGGCAAGGTGCTTGGGTTCATCGAGAACAAACCAGATACCATATCTGAGTACACCATACCCCCGCTACCGTTCCCATACTTTGCAGGTAAAAAAGGCGGGATCTACCGCAAATCGTCAGATGACGATGAAGATCCTTCGCTTGTATATGAGCACTATCTGTATGTCGTGAAGCGGCTGCGAGATCCTAAGAGAGGCGAAGTGATATGGCTTCGACTACATACCCCCAAAGATGGTGTTAGAGAGTTCGCGCTGCCCGCTGACGAACTTCTGGTTATAGAAAAACTTAGAGCGAGGTTAGCGTGGTTCGGTGTTGTCGGCTTGAAAAAGCAGATGGACAGCATCATGCAATACATCGTGTATTTCGTTAAGGAATTGCAATGCTCAACGGAGGCAGAACTTATGAGAAATCAGTTTGGTTGGACCGAGAACAATAAGTCGTTCATCATAGGCGACACAGAAGTACGAGCGGACGGGGACAAGTATTCACCACCATCGAGTTATACCAAGCAGTACTGCCATGCGTTTGAACCTGTGGGTACGCTAGAGAATTGGAAGCAAGTCATCAGCGTCTATGAGCGCCAAGGGTTTGAGCCCCACTCCTTCGGTTTTTTCACTGCTTTCGGCGCACCGTTGATGAAGTTCCTGAACCAACCGGGGGCTATCATCAACATGGTCAACAGTGCATCCGGCACTGGCAAAACAACATCGTTGAAGTGCATGCACAGCGTGTACGGGCACCCTGAAGAGATGATGCTTGTTGAGCGTGATACAGCAAACACACGGCATCACCGCCTTGGCGTTATGAATAATCTTGGCCTCGGTTGCGACGAGATTACCAAGATGACCAACAATGACTTCTCTGATTTTGCTTACAGCGTATCGCAAGGTCGGGGCCGTGGTCGCATGCAGATGAACGATAACGCCGAGCGGTTTAACTTCGCTAAGTGGGCAACCATCCTGCTATGCAGCTCTAACGCATCAGTGGTAGACAAGCTAAAGAGTATGACAAGCTCCGATGCTGAGCTTATGCGGGTCTTGGAATTTTCAGTACCTGAGTCCAAGCTACTGCAAAAAGAAGAAGCCGACGAAATCTACAGCAAGCTGTACACGAACTATGGACACGCCGGAAAGGTCTACATCCGAGATCTGGTTGCCAACATAGAAGAGCGTGTGGGCGAGGTCAAAGAACTTCAAAAATTCATTGATAAGAAAGCAAAATTTACCAACCGCGAACGGTTCTGGTCGGCAGTTATTGCATGCAACATCGCAGGTGCCCAGTTTGCTAAGCGGTTAGGACTGCACAACATCGACGTGGGTCGTGTGTTGCGTTGGGTTATCGGTGAGATGTCTCAGATGCGCGAGGACATAAAACCTCCTGCAACCGACCACGCTGGTGTCATCGCAGACTTCTGGAACCACTACGCTCGGCATACGCTAGTCATCAATGGTCAAGCAGACCGACGCACAAACGTCGAGTCATTACCGATACGCGAGCCGTTTGGTGAGCTGATAGTACGCATGGAACCGGACACGCAGAAGCTTTTTATCGACTGCAAGTTCTTCCGTAAGTTCTGTCAGGATGCACGTATCACGATGAAGGATGTTATCAACGATCTTACTGCCGACGGCATATGCCAAGGCATCGTGCAAAAGCGTATGCACAAAGGCACAAAACTTAGCAGTGTGCCGCCTGTCATGGCTTATGTGTTTGATTGCAGCAAGGGTGGGTTCATCGACACTGAGCAGTACTACGATCCCGGCATGGACTTAGAGGAAGCCAAGCAGGATGCGGATTGATGGGATCGACTACAACATAGACTTCACCAAGTTCAGAGTAGGCAGTTCGTTTTTTGTGCCGTGCATTCACCCAAAGATAGCCAAGGACGACGTGAAAAAACGAGCTAAACGGCTTGGGTTTGAGGTTAAATCGAAGTCTGTGATTGAAAATGGGTTCAGGGGCTTGCGTGTTTGGCGAATAGCGTAGTATGATTCGCTCAGTTTGATGGTGTTCTCCTCCTGTTGATTCATGACGACTTTACCCCCGCCTGTGTGCGGGGGTTTTTTATTTCAGGGGGACAAATCGATATTCTGGTTCTTTAGATTTTGGTTGCCCGTACTCAAGCATAGGAGCTAAGCGTTCACGCAACCGTTTATCAATCCTTGCTCCGTAGGCTTCAGCTTCAGCGATTTGCTCTGCTCTTACCTCAAACGATGTCATAAGTTTTTCTGAGAAGTCCCCATCCTCTGGCAACATGTCAGGGTACTTTTCGTAAAACTGGAGTGCTCTGTCTAGGGCCGCATCAAAACCCTTATCGTTATTACGCTCAAGCCACAAACGATTAAGAAGCCCAGTCTCTTTGGCAAGGACTTTTTGTTCATACTCTTTAGCTTGAATAACAGACTTTTGTTTTAGAGCTAGCTCTTCAGGCTGCAAACCTACGGCTTGCATAACTAGCATCCACTCGGAAAACTTCTCCGCTGCCAGTTGCTCTTCACCGGATCTGGTGGTGGCACCCTCAGTACCATAGCGGTATGCTTGCAAAGGTTTAGCAAACAAAGCAGGCAGTATCTTTTCCCAAGCTCGGCTGTACTGACCTTCACCAAACAACTTAGCAGCCTCGGCCCAGTTCATAGCAAGACCCACCACAGGACCAGCATTTGCTATAACGTCTTGGATTAGCCCTTCGACAACATCAGGGGAGTAGCGTCCATCTCGATAGAACATGCTTAATGGGTCAAGGCTGACACGTTCAGATAGTGAACCACCAATGAGTTGGCTTACTGGCCCACGAGCAAACGACATGCCACCTAACCGTTCATCAGCCCAGTTGCGGAACCAGTTCAAATAGCTAAGCTCTTCATCCTCTTTATCGTCATCAGAAGCCAACATCAAAAACATAGCGGGCAGCAGAATCCAGAAAAACGGCATCGCTTCCACACCACCAAATAAGAACGTAACGCCTAAGATACCTAAAAGCTCTTTCCCAGATTGTTTAGCTATATCGCGTCTGAACTGCTTGATGTCCTTCATCCTCTGATCTATCTCGGCTTGAGGGATTTTTTCTTGAACTAACCTATCCCGTATATCGTCTAATTCTTTTTTATCGAACAGAGGGCTGACCGAAAGCTGCAATGCACGCAGGTAGTTATACGTTGCCATAAAAGCGTACTGTTTGAACTTTAAGAGCACGCTCAGTGGAACATTAGAAAACAACCGAGACTTCATCTGTCGGCTAAAGTCACCAAGCGTTAGTCCAGCAATTTGTTTAGCCTCTTGGATAGCTTCTTCAAATGCTTCATCAGGAGTGTAAGTTACTGGATTTCCATTGGCATCACGCTCTATAGCGCCAAGGGTATCCCGCTTAGGAGAGTTAAGAAGACGATTATACTCAAGCTCAAAAGCCGACATCAGTGCAACTTCACGGTTAGCACGTTCGGACTGATGGAAGAGACCACCTAAAATTTTCTTAAGGATGTTGTACCGCGTGGTGTATAGCTCAGACGGTCTTTCGGTCAAATCAAAAATATCGTTTGTCAGGCTTACGTTGATCTGACCTTCCGCAATAAACCGGTCAGCAGCACGCTGCAACAGAGGAGAAAGCTTGCCCCCTTCAACAATTGAGGGGAACTGCATTTGGAACATCAAACCTTTTGCAGCAGGCTTGAGCATACGCCCAGGTGCTGTTTGCCAGTACCTTCCCATGTTTTTAAGCATGACTTCACTGGCTTCGGTGTAGCCATACTTACCACCGAGTTTAGAGCCAGTAAACACAGCAAAACCTAGTGTGTTTAACAGAGCAGTAAAAGGCGAAGACAGCATCGAGAAGAATACAAACGTACCCGCAGTTCCAGCAGCTTTTGCTAGGAACGACTTATCCTCTGCGCTTAGAACCGTCTTAGTGCGTGCCTCTAATTCTTTAATAAAATCGTCGTATACAGCGGCTGTATCAGACTTAAACGCACCTGCAACATACTCACGAGCCCTGTTGATGTTGTTGATAAAAGTTTCACCGTACTTAAACCGAGCCATCTGATACGCACTGTGTACAGCCACGTCGGTGAAGACCCGCAGCATATCGCCGCTTGCACCCTGAACAGCATTACGATTGATGAACATCTTCCGCATGCTTTGCTGCGGCAGCATGATGTAAATCAGTTGATTCAAACTATCCTGCAATTCTTTACGAACTTCCTGAGCAGTCTTAGTTGACGTAGCACCGGTAGGAGGCACAATAGAGTCGATAAGGTCTTGTACATCTTGCAGTATTTGCGTAGATGCTAAATTTTTAGAATAAAGCTCTGATATACCTGCGCCATGACGAACAGTTTCGGCCAAAGCTCTTTGTTGCGCGTTGCCCTTTTTCAACTCATCGATACGCGCCAACCGTGAAAGCTCCCGAGTAACTTCGCTTTCAAACTCATAGAACTCTTTGAAATTACCTTTACCGACTTGAAACCAATATTCACCAAAGCGGCGTAATGGGAAATACGGGTATATCAGTTTATCGGGGCCAAACTGCTCATTAATTTTACGAAGAGCAGCCTGACGTTCGGCTTTGGGGAGATGTATAACCCGCTTCTTCATCTCGCGGATCATTTCTTTCAAATTATTATGAAAATAGTCCCTGACCCTGCGGTATATATCTTGGAACTCTGGGTCAAGGCTAGCCCACGCAGCATCAAGTTTAGCTAGCCCTGTTGGGCCTTTGTCTGGATCTTTGCCGTTGATGGTGGCATCCAACATAATTTTGCCAGTCAACGTAGACTGCTCTGGCTTTTTGTTCTGCGCGTCAAGCCAGTCCTTCGCAATTATCTGAGCTTCACCGAGTTTGCTCAAACGGAAAGAAGTCATATTGTCTACGATGTTAATCGCAGCTAGCAATTGAGGGAATTTATAACGTGTGACATCTGCAAGCTGGCGCAGCGTTGCAGAGAACAAAAACGCCCTACGTAGTTTATTGTTTGCAGAGTTCCAAAGCGAAGGTACTAGATTACCAACTCCTTTGCCCCAAGGCATGCGCGTCTTTAACGCATTGTTTAGCGTACCAACCAACGTGTTCTTTACGTCTTCAGCAGTTCTCCAAGGCGACTTACCACTGATAGGACCGCGAGCAGCACGAGGTCTTTTCTTACCCGCCACTATCGGTGGTTGACCGCCGGGAGGTGTTGGGGGTGGCTGGTTAAACGGCACACCTGTAGTTGGCGATACGCCCGGAGGCGAAGGCTTGGGGAACTGCGGTTGTTGCGGTTGTTGCGGTTGTTGTCCTGATGGCGGTCCAGCTAATGCTAAAGACTCGCCTTTAATACGTGCTACATTTTTTAGTTCTTTAATATCAGCGTTAAACAACTCATCAGAAACCTGCAAAATTTCAGAAAGCGCTGTATCAGCAGTATCAGGCAAATTTAGCAATTTGCGTATAGCAACTACAAACGCACCCCATAGAGACCTTTTCGTATTTTTATACGGTATGCTGTCTAAATACTTTTGCATTTCGGGCCATGTTAACGCCCAAGATATTATTTCATCGGGATCATCAAACGCATTGTTCCCGTTTTTTATAGCTTCTTGTTCTATCTCAGTTAACTGATCGAACGGTACTGTCTTTTTTCTGTTGTTTATGTGGGTTATTATCGCCCCATATACATCATAAAGAGCTTTTACTGACCTATGCAAATCTGTATTTTGCAGATCAACGTTATTGATTGATTTTAGTCGGCCTAATCTAATAGTGGACATCATAGCGGCATGAATGAGTTCATGCAGGGCTACATAAAAAGCCACACCAGATCTGCCTGTTACATCAGAGCCATTTATATATACGTTAGTAGTACCTTTGTTTACACCACCAAACATGGTGTGTGTATAACCTCTACCTGAATAAGCAAACCCTGGCGGAACCATATCCCCGAGATGCACAATTTTAAAACCAAAAGTTACACCAGCTCTTTGCATTTGGCGTAGCTTGCGTGTAGCTGCTCTGGCTATCATCCTATAAGCAGCGTTAGGTCCGTTATTGGTTAACCAGTCCCCGACTTGAATTAGCGTTTTGTTCTCAAGATTACTTTCTATAAGCGCCGCTTCAGCAGGATCAGGTTCATACTTAGACGATGCGGCTTGTGCGGCTTGTGCGGCTTGTGCGGACTTTACTCCTACAGCAGACTTAACCGGAGTTCCCCTACCGAGAGCATAAATATCACTAGGGTAAGAAAATAGTTTTTCTGGGTCTACCGTATATGCCTCAGAAGCCATAGGCCCGACATCCACAACCTGCCTAGCCACAAGAACTTCACCCGGACCAAGAAATCTAGCGCGACGATCAAACTCTACTTTGTCGAATGTGCGCGAGCCGTTGCTATTTACAGTTACGGGGAACTCAATTAATTTATCTGCTTTGACGTAGATCGGAACAATTGATCCAGGTATACCGTGAAATTCATCAGGCATACCGTAGGTAGCAGAAACATTTGGGCTATCTGATGCAAATACGTTATACCCTTCTCGGGGTTCGGCATTAAGTGCGCCTTCTGCATTGCCACGAATTCCCCGATATAAAACTAACGGGTTACCGTCCTTGTCAACTATTTTGCTATCACCAAACCATTGTCTAAGCGTTTCTGGGGATTCAACCGCAGTAATAGGAGCAAAATCTGATTCGTTAGCATCGTTAGCACCGCTAACAATTGACTGATAACTTTCTAAATTTTTAGCTAGTAGGTGCTCACTCTTATAAGAACCGTCGGCTTTGGCTAGGCTATCTAAAGCGCGTATAAGTGGAGCGTTAGAAGGCAGCGCAAACAACTCCTTAGCTTTTTCTACAAGTTCGCTAAGCCATTGCTTGATCCGAGCTATTACAGAGAATGTGCCACCGTATCTGCCCTTTACGATTTCGGTAGCATTAACCGCCCAAAACTCAGAGGGGTTTATGTACTGGTACATTTGATACGGTATTTGCCCCTTGCTGACCATCTCCATAGCTTGTTTTAAGGCTTGGGCATCTCCCCCGCCCATCTCATGCTTATGGATCAATGCTAAATATCTGCGTTCAGCATCAGGGATATTGCGTTTTAACCTATCAACCAATGACGTTAGCCACATCTTTCTTATTGCGGATTGAGCTTCTTCTGGCATCAACCGCTCAAGATGGTGCAATATTTCGTGAATAATAGTCGTGTCTTTTACACTACCGACAAACAAACGCACGATTCGTGGTAGCGGTAAATAGACTCCAGCCGCGCCAGCAAACGGGCCTTCTTTTTTAGCCTGCTGTATGGATATAGCAAGATCGTTTATTAGGCTTGGGTTTTGGCTTATAAACCATTCAGCAAGTTCTACGCCTACTCGTGGCAGTTCTCCAAGACGTAAAGCACGCAGCATACGTTCACGGAAGTTGTACTGCCCACGTACAAGATCAGTAGCCTCTTTGTCTTGTTTGGTTTCTTCGTATATGCGATTTACTTCTTCAGCATATTGCTCAGCGGTAATCTTACCGGCCTTTAACTGTTTATAATATTTTGCTACGGCTCTACGCAACGAAGGGTTAGTAACGAGCACGTTACCTATATACTCACCTTGGGAGTTATATGCCCCACCAACATTATCGATGTAGGCTCGTTTCTTAGACGTACCTGATTGAAACTCATCGCCGCCGAGCAATATCTCTACGATATCTAGCAAACCTTCTTCACGCTGTGCTTCGATTTTTTCGCGCAAATCAAGTTGTGCGTTTTTAAGATCTTTTTCTAAAGCATCAAGTTTATTCTCTAGCGCCTCAATGCTGCCATCTTCAGTTGCCGCAGCTAATTCAGCTTCGGTTTCAGCTATGCTTTCTTTTATAGCAGCTACACGGTCTTGAAGGTCTTTCGTTGTAACCTCTTCAACCTTTATAGGCTCTTTAGGGGTTAGCCTAAGTTCTTCATCATAAAGCTGGTTAATGCGTTCCGTTAAGGCATCGTATTTTCTACGGGCAGGTGAACGCACAGCAGGGGGTTTACCTGTGGATGTACGTAGCGTTTGTTGCTCAGCTAGTAGTGCATCCCTTTCTTGTTTAACCTGTTCAATAGTACGTTTGCCTGTGGCTAACTCTTGTAGTTTTGCTTGGGCTAACGCTATATCGTTCTGTAGGCTATCAATAGACTTTTGAAGTTTATCTTGAGAGAAAGTTTTATATTGCCTGTCCTGTGCTAGACGTTGCGCTACTACGTTATACCCACCAGCATAAAGTTTGGTAAGCAGATCGTTTAAATCAACCACATTTTGAGGCGCACCCGATTTACGACCGGCATTGTCAGGCGAAAAACCTGCCGCACGTATACGCTCAAACAATTGCCCAATCAGATCGTTTACTGTATTAAGCACCCCCGACGCAGGGCCACTGTTTTTAATTTCGTTACTATACTGCCGCAGTAATGCAGCTTCCTTTGCTGAAGTAGTACGGAACGTATCAGCCAGCGTACCTTTTAACTTTGACTCAGTAGTTGCTGGAGCTTCAAAAGCTTGCAGTTTTTGAGTAATAAAATCGACAGACTTTTGATCGCTTTTAACCTTACCCCGCAGTGGACCTTGCAGTCTGTTTAATATACCTTCACCAAAAGCTACAGCCTGTGGGTTTGGTAGGGCTATAAGGCGTTGCGCTAAGTCATACTCTTGCTGTTCAAACTCATTAAAAGGTTGCGCGACTTCAGTAGGAGGAGCTTCAGCAGGTTTTTTAGCGGCTCTTTCAGTGCGGTCGGCTTTAGCCCACTGCCCCATAAGCGTATCAATCTGTTCGCCAAGTGCGTCGTATTTAGCACGGGCTTTACTTTTGACAGCAGGGACTCTGCCGTTCTTCGTTAGCAAAGCTAGTCTTTGCTGCTCAAGGTCTCTTATTTCGTCTTGTAGTTGATCGGCAGTTTTGGCGGCAGGGGTAGGGGCACCTGCCACTTCTGTTCCTTCAGCAGGCGCTGCTGCTCCCTCTTCTTTTGCTTGCTGGGCTTCGGTGGCTTCAGTGGCACTGGGGGTTTCCTCTTCCTTTAATCTACGTGCGTCGTTAACAATTTCACGCACAATATCAACATCATCTTGGGTGTATGTTGCGTTGGGGTCTACGAATAATGTACGGAACTCACCCGCAGCTACAGGATCAATCGTTGCGTATTCGTCGAGTAGAGTATCGATTTCCTTGCGTACATCTAATGCAGGAGGCGGTGCTCCCTCTCCCTGTACAGGCTCCACAGCAGGAACCGAAGGCACTCCCACTGAAGGTGGCTCAGCTCCTGCAACTCCTTCGGGGGCAAGTGTTCGTTCGGGTCTTCCAGAAATTGGAATGCCCTCTCCACTAATCGTAGGGGAAGGTCGTTGACTAGGTGGTATGGTGACATCGCGTTCTCCTGCACCAATCTTTGGTATGGCTTTCCGTGCTTCACTAGCAACAAATGAAGCACCCCCAAGAGTGCCCGTTTGAAGTATTGTTTGTATAACAGTATCCGCTAACTGCTTAACAAGATCAGTCGCGGTAGCATCGGGGGTAAGACCTATACCGGGGGTTGTTTCAACACCAAACTGTGCTGTCGTAGTCGCCATTTCTGCGGGGACTTCTTTGGCTATAGCTTTACCAAAATATTCCGCTAGCTTGCTAGTAGGCACACCTTTAGCAGCGGCACGTATACCTGCTAAAGTTTCCCCTAGACCATACCGTTCAAACACAACTTCTGCTGCGGCCATTAGCCCAGCGCGAGCAGCAGCCTCTTGAGGACTAAGTTCTGCACGCTTACCTGCGGAATATTCTTGTCCAAATACAAGATTACCCATGTACATTAATGCAGGTGCTGAACCCCCCAATACCCCAAGCACTAACCCCGGTGCTTGTTGGACAATTGAGTTAACCGCACCTTCAAACCCAGCCGCTAACGTAGAACCTTTAGGGTCGCCTAGCTGTTTTAAAAAGGTGTCGGATTGACGCCCTATACGTTCATAGTATTTAGAAGCTTCTGTATCTCCAGTTAAATCAGTTACTGCCTCCGCAGCCCCCGCAAATCCTTGCTTGATGCCAGTAACGCCACGAACGCCAGCCCTAGCAAGAAGTCCTTCTGTAGCTAATAGCTTGCGTGTCTCTATAGCTTCAGTTGTTTCAGGTGGGGTCTCTTGAGCAACCGCTAAAGGCGTAGGTGGTAGCCCTAGCTCCATCTCCTGTTGCGCTCTGAGCTGTGCAACTTGGTAATCGGCACCTCGCCGTATAAGTTCTTCAGCTCTTGCTTCTCGTCTAGGGTCTAATGATTTAGTTGAAGGTGCAGCAGGCTTAAACCGACGGTACTCTTCATCAATAGCGCGAGCTACGCTACCAACATAGTCGTCACGCCCCATTAGTTCAAGCCGAGCTTCTGGCGTAGAAATGTCGTACAGACTACGAATTTTGTCGTATTCACCTCGGCTAACAGGAGCGCCCATCGCTTGAATCAACGGTGTCGGCTCAGCTTTGTAACCCTCCATTACCGAACGTTTTCGCTTCGGGCCTTCTGTCGGTGCAGTCGGTGCAAACGCCGACTCCATGCCAGTGATAGGTTCAGGTTGAGCAAAAGACTCCAAAGGTACAAACGTGTACTTTTGCTCTTCTTCCTCTAAAGGTACGAACCTATATTTCATCGCTGCATATAACCTTTTAAAGCCCCATCAGCGCCATAAACTTCCCACCCTTTATCTGGAACATATGCACCTAATTTAGTATTGGCAGGTAGGTTAGTAGGTTTGGGAGGCGTAACGGCAGGTTTCTCTGATGACGCAGAAGCTAAAATTTTAGGTAAATCTTTATCAACTTTTTGTGTAAGATACTGTTCAGCCTCGGCAGTTTTCCCCTGCTTTATAAGATCCTTATACTTTCTATCCATCAGGCGTATTCTATTTTCAAGCTTACTTCTTTTGTCTTCCCTTTCAGTATCAGCACGAGAAGCAGCAGCCCCAGCGATCATCTCTCTCGGCGCTGCTTGACGCATCTGCCTCTGCGTCTTATCACTAGCCATAACCATAAGCTCAGTGTCGGACTTGTCAGCGTACTCAGGATCACCTGCATCTCTTAGCCGTTTAAATTCAGCATAATTTGTATCGGTAGCACGCGCATACTCAGAACGACGGTCGCCGCCATACGCCGCAGTTGTACGCTCAACTTGCTCAAGACTTCCCAATGTAGAAGCAATCTGTCGTAGGTTCTGTCCAGCTTGTTGCGCCTTTTCACGTAAGCTACCGTACTCGCCGTTTACAAGCGAGTTAAACGTAGAGGCACGACGATCAAGCACTTTCTGCTCAGCAGCTTCTTTGCGAGCCAAGGCATCGCGGTACGCAGCTTCGGTCTTGTCAGATCTCTGCAAAGCATCCTGATTAGCTGCACGCTCAAGCGCCTGCTGCTCTTTCTTAAGCTGCATGCTTAGTTTCTGGATCTCGCGGATATCTTTACCAAACTCTTGTGCCGCTTCGCTACCACCTTTACCTATGTTGACGAAGGCATAAGGTGACGTACCACCAAGGATGTTAAGACCTGCTTTGAGTATCGCCATATCAGCAGCTTCTTTACGCTGCGTTTTTAGCCCTTCACGTTCAGTCTCATACTCTGCCTTTTGCGTAGCTGTCAGGTTCGGGTCATAACCAAACTTTTTAGCAGCTTCTAACTGTTCAGTAGCAATCTTATCCCTATCAGGCGCTTCTATATTAACATCTGGATACATCTCTTTAGCTTGAGTTCGCAAAGCTGCGTAGTCTGGCTTTGAAATATCTATCGGTTGGTTTAGTTGCTGTAATGCGTTTTGGAGGCTTATACCCGGTCCGCGCACACCTTCTCCCGTAGCGGGAGGCGTCGCTGTCGGCGTAGCGGCAGGTAAAGCGGCGGGTGCAGCCGTCTTACCACTAGCAGCGTTTAATGCAGCTTGAATTTCCGCAATCTTTTCTGGACGTTCGCCATTAGCTATCGCAGACTGCAACAACCTTTGCAGTAAAAATACTTCTGTGGGTGCTTGTACGGGGTTACCTGTCTGAAACCGCTGCACATCACCGCCACCAGCAAATGCAATCATGCCGCCATCAGCATAGTCAAACATGTTGTCAGGCACGGGTAGGCCGGAGATGCCACGCTCCATCGCAGGTGACGGCACTTGGTTATTACTAATAGCAACTTGACCGCCGTAGGCCATACGTGTTGGGGGTTGTTGCGGCGCGGCTTGGGGGGCCATAGCAGACATGCCCATCGGTTGTGGAGGCGGTGCCATCCCAACATCCTGAGCTACGGTAGAACCGGACGGTGGTTGAGTGTTTGCAGCAACAATCCGTTGGATCGTCATCATTGCCATAAGCGCCGTCGTGGGGTCAATCTTTCCCGCAGCAGCGTCCATCTTTAGGCGTTGCACGTTAGATCCATAGGTAGCAACAATATCGCCAACCGTACGATCTGCGGTCCTATTAACGGCTTTTTCTAGTGTCCGAAGGCTCATTTAGCACCCCCGCCAAGCATGTTATACAGCCCAATCCCTGTCAAGCCCAAGCCAGTCAATTGACTAGCAAAGCTCGGTGGGGGCGTTGTCGTTGTCTGCGTTGCCGCACTCAGTGGTATACCACGCAGTAGGTTAGAAAGTTGACCAACTTGTGTCTGCCCGTACTGTGCTTGGTCGATAAGTGACTGTCTCTGGGCATCCATCTGCTGCTGTTGAAGCGCACGCTGTAAGTCACCAAAGGCACCCTGCGTTTTAAGTACGTCAAGCTGACCTGCAAGTTGTTGTGTGCCAAGCTGACCAAACGTACCTGCCAACCCACCAAGTCCTTGAGCTGCACCCATCCTAGTCTGTGCGGCCTGCTGCTGCGCTGCCTGATTAGCAAGTTGCGCCTGTAGAGACTGACCAGCACCAAGTTGTTGAACACCAAGTGCAGCTTGTAAGTTCTGTCCACCAACACCCATCTGTGCCGCACGATCTCGCTCAAACTGGGCTTGAGCGTTTTCAAACGCAGACTGTAGACCTCTAGCCTGAATATCCCCAAGTTGTGATTGCAGTCCAGACTCACGTTGGCCTTGGAGTAATGTTTGTCGCGCACCCCCATAAGTGCCTTGACGCGCCGCAGCAAGATTTTGTCCTAACTGTGCTTCTTTAGCTGCTTTGATTGCTGCCGCTTGCTGTCGATCAACCACCGACTGCATGTAAGGTGACATGTACTGTTTGGCAATATCGCTCGAAAACGTTTGCGGCCCAGCCATCTGATACGTTGTTAGGTCAGGCGCGGCAACACCTTGTGCTTGAAACCCTTGCAGCCCTTGCAGACCAGCAGCGGCAGCTTGCCCCGCCTGTACTCCCAACCCGTACTGGTCAGGTATACCCATCTGGCTAACAGTCTGTCCGACTTGCTTTTGGAGTGGAGAAAGCCCCGCAACAGAGCCAGCACCCATTAACCCCGCTTCAAATACAGGAGCGTACTGTGCAAGGTAGGCTTCTTGTCCTGAATACCCACCAGGATAAATAGCACCAATGCCCCTTGCAATTAACCCCGTGTCTGGCGTTGTGTAAAACGGCTCAAGGACTTTGGGAATATCTGGGGATATATTTTGGACTGTAGATGTAGTAGACATAATGCGTTCCTCAAGCAGGCATCATACGGCCCATATTGATTTCGGGCGGTTGTCTTGTTGTGCCATGTCGTGCTTTTCTAACTCGATCCATCATGGCGTAAAGTTTCTTAGACCCAGCGTTACTGGAGCCGTTACCTAGATCTGCAACAACATCGGCAGGGATCACAAACTCTCCATCGGCAAGACGAGCCTCTTGAACACCCTCGATGGTAGCAGGCACACTATCACTCATGCCATCCCCTGCGCCATTTATTGTGCGAGGTTCGTTAGCAGGCCCAGTGGCACCTCCAGCAACCATAGCGGCAATCTCACCGCCCCCAGCGACATTGACACTACCTAATGTACTAGCGAATAGTTGACGGTACTGTTCCTCACGTTTCTTTCTTTCATCTTCTTCAGCTTGAATCTGCATCTGTTGACGTGTAGCTTCATCCATACCACTGATAGACATCGTTGGTAAAAACGTAGTGGCTGCTGCTTGGAATGGAGTCATACCGGCTGCGGCTTTAAATGCTTCTCCTGCACCGGGGGCATTGGTGGCTAGGTTTTTAGCACCTTCAAATAAAGTCGTTCCTCTATCTGCTATGGCACTCATACCCCTTGATACTATATTTTCGGCAGCAGGTACTGCTGTTTGCGCGGCAGTTTGCCCTGCGTTTTGAAACATAATAGATTTAGCAGCGTCCCCAGCGATAGCTGGTGCAGTTTGTGTAGGAATATTTTTAGCAACTTCTCCTGCTATATCAGTAGTAAGTCCCTTAGCAACCTCGCCAGGAACAGTGCTAGTAGCCGCTGCACCTGCATCAGCAGCACCCGTTAAACCTTTGCCTAACTGTCCTAACCCGTAGGAAGCAATACCCGTTAACAGCCCACGCTTCCAGTTAAATTTTTCGCCTGGACCCCCCATACCACCAGAGATTCCACCGACAAGCGCACCGGCTAACGGCCCACCAAGTAACGATGCAGCAATACCCAAAATAGGGCCAGCTTTCTTAAATAACTTTCTCCAACTGAAGTACTCAGGCAAGCCAGTCTGTGGATTTATAGTCCCCGCACCACCCATCGCTTGTAGCATCTGAGCTTCTTCGGGACTGATGTGGGCTAGCATCGTGTCGCCAAACCGACCTTTCTGCGCCATTTCTTCTGCGTAGCCCTTCATGGCAATACTACCTAGCCCACGACCGACACCACCACCTTCGGCGTATTGGTATAGAGGACGAATTCTATTACCGCGCTCATCAAACATTGTTGCCGGAGCTGTACTCTCAAACATAGAAGCTGGGAAATACTCAGCACCTGTACGACCCTGTCGCACCATCAGCATACGTTCTGCTAACGCATCAATACCTTTATCCCTAGCCTCACGTTCAGCAGTTTCTAGTAGCGGATTGAATACGACATTTCGTGGTAATGATTCTCTGTAGCCAGCTAATACTTTTTGTACGGCTGGTGTGAACATATAGTTTTCGTCAACGTATTCTGGCAATCCAAAATCGCTCAACGAATACTTAGCCATTTCTTTAGGTGCAGTAACTTCTTTCCCTTCTGCAAATGCAATTGGCCCACCCATGTTTTTTGTTACAGGAGCGATAACTGAATTACCCGCAGCTAACTGACCAAGATTTCCAAGATCCCGTGGAGCTTGTATCACATCAAGCGTATCAAAAGTAGTCTTTAAAGTAGGCGCAGTAGCGGTTGATACATACGACGGCAAAGTTGTAGATGCTCCTGCAAGCATCGTAGAGCCTGGAGGTTTGTAGCCTATACTTTGTAGATAGTTAAGGTTTGCGTCTGTTAGCCCAATCGAAGCTAGCTGTGTTGGAGTTACACGGTTAGCATTTGCCCAAGCAACTTTTTGAGCATCACTAAAGTTTGCAAAATTAGGGGGGAGTGCCGTATTAATACCTACATCCAAAGCAGCCTGTAGCCCAGACTTTGTAAACGGCTGCGCCGCAATTGCGGCTCTTGCAGCAGCAAGTCCTCTTTCAGCAGCAGGTCGTGCAAGCAGTTGAGGTTGGTTAGCTTGGAAAACAGCGTTGGCTTGCGCCCTTGCCGCAAAATCTTCCATTGATATTTGAGGAACAATACGCCCTTCGTTCTTACCGATATTGTTGTAATGCCATTGAGCATACGATTCGACGGTAGGGAAACGCGGGTCTTGAAACTGATTCTTTAACTTCTCCCACTCAGCCTGCAACCCAGGCACCATCTTCCCGTACGCCGTCCAATCAGGGACAGTGTTTGTTGTGGCCGTAGTGGTTGTAGTACCCCCTGTACCCCCTGTAGTGGTTGTAGTACCCCCTGTACCCCCTGTAGTGGTTGTAGTACCCCCTGTAGTACCCCCTGTAGTACCACCTGTAGTACCACCTGTAGTACCACCTGTAGTATCACCTGTAGTACCCCCTGTAGTACCCCCTGTAGTACCCCCTGTAGTGGTTGTAGTACCCCCTGTAGTACCCCCTGTAGTGGTTGTAGTACCCCCTGTAGTACCCCCTGTATCCGCAGGCTCAATATACCCAGGTATACCCTCTTGTTGAACTTGTGCGCGGACTTCAGGGGGAGAGAAATCCCTACCCGCTAATGCTGCTTGGATTGTATTAGCAGATAATTGCCCACCAAAAGCTTGTGAAATTGTTTCAGCAAGCTCAGTATTTGTTAGAAGCGGATTTCCAAGGATAGCTCTAAGTCCCGCAGCTTCTTGTAGCGTCACACCAGAACCAGACCAATAGGCTTGTGCTGCGGCATCGGCTAACTGTTTGAGTTGCGACTGAGTATATAAAGGAGCGTCTATTGGATCACCTTCAATAGCACGTCTGTCTGTAGAAGTTATAGCCATGATTTACCTCAAGCAATAGTCACAGTTGGCGCATAGCCAGCTAGTGTAAGAGACTTTGTTGGATTAATTACGAAGCGATTAGGAATAGCAGAAACCCATGACAGCGTTGCAATTACAGAAGGAATGGCGGGCCTGCTTGGACTAGACGAAGTAGGTAACGCTTGGATACTAACAGCGACATCGTCAGTTTTCCACATGATTTCTATGTAGTCTCTAGCGTTTAACTCTGTAAAAAAATTAAGCGCGGCAATTAGATGCCCATCTATACCACCATGACTGTTTGGCACGGAGTACCTAGAATTTGAGTTCGCTATGTTTGTACCGTTTTTTCTAAACCAAATATCTATGTCATGAATTTGTGAATCAGTATTAACTAATTGAATACTAAATTGAAGATTATATAAACCGCTTATATAAGGAGTAATTCTTGAACTACTCTCAACAAAAACTCCATTTGAATAATCAGTCGTGTTGTACGTTACTGGATAAGCAGTTGTTGTATTCGCAGCAATTTGATCAGTGCTATCTTGAAACGCGCCGTATGGCACAACCAGTCCAGATCCAAACCCCGAAAGCGTGCTTGCGGTTACACTGACCCCATTAAATGACCCACCAATAAATTGATTCGCACGATAAGACTGTGCCTCGTTAGGAGACAACGAATCCAGTCGGTTAAAGTACAAACGCAATGCACGATTAAGCTCGTTTTGCTGACGTACGTCGTACTGCGGAGGCGGTAGCGGTAGCGCAGGTGCCCTGAACCCAACAAGCGCCATGACTATCTCTTACCATCCGGGCGTACGTCAAGACGAAGCGAACCTAGCTGCCATTGCACTCCTAACTCAGTAGACTCAACCTTAAGCGCCATCTGCCTACCACGGGCACGTATAAACACCTGCTCTGTATACTGGTCAATCGTTGCGCTGCTAGACGTTACACTCTGAGTATCTGACGCTGTGTTTGCGTAAGCGCTTCCTGAGAACCTCTTAGGACGCATAGTCATCGTTACGGTCGGTGAAGCGGCTGTTGACTCCGTGAAGTTAAAGTCAGGCAACAACCGACGGGTAAGCATGAACTGCTCACCATCACCCAAGTCAAAGTCCGAAGATTGGATATATGAGGTCATTGGAGCGCCGTCATCATTGACTCCATCTTCGTGCGCGTAGACATAACCTACATCTTCATCCTCACCTGTTTTACAAGCGATTGGATTACTACGAAGTGCCGTATCCAGCCAAGCCGTACGCACAATCTCACCGTAGTACCAAGCGTTTTCTAAGTGGTTAAAGATGACATACCGATTATTCCAATTGGAATCCGCACTAGGGTAAAACCACCAAATCTCAGTAAACCCCTCATTTGTGCCGCACACAATAGAATCGGCTTGGGCAAAATTTATATCTTGATAGACATACTGGCGTAGTGTGCAAGGTAATGTCTGCACCTGACCTGAATACACATAGAACTTGTCCTGCCCCATCCAGTACGTGACGTTGTTAGCCGTGGTTACCGCACGTGGCCCGATAATGGATATGTTGTCAGCTAATTCTTGAATACCAAACACATCGGTTGTACCCAGATACTGCATCGAATAAAGGCTGGAGTTTGTCCAAACTAAAATTTCTTGGCGTGTTGCTAACGCACGGACAATCTTAGACCCCCTAGATACGCGAAGAAACCCAGCAGAGTTAGTCGTATTAGGTGCCCAGTTTTGTGGTTCGTCTTGATTTGCCCAACGGATAAGAAGCGGATCAAAATCTGTTGATGCCCCACCATAAGGCTGGCAACCAAAGGCTAGAAGATGTTTATCATTTTGGGATACCAGCACTTGCATGGCTGTAGTAGGAACACTCGCGGCACCGGTAAGTGAGGATAATAAAACAGCACGAACTCCTAACGCTGTTGTTGGGTTACTAATTGACCCACGCTCCCAGTAATAAATAGCCCCGTTACGAATATTCATCACGAGGTCATTATCAAAGTTATCAAACCACCAATCACGTTGTTGCAAAGCAATAGGATTACTACCGCCATAACTCCAAGCAAACGACCCAAAACCTCCTACACCCCAACCATACCCATAAGTTGTAAGCGGGTAACCAGAAGATATACCGTAGACCGCTGTTACGGCGCCGCCCCCACTACCAGAGTCCGAACTGTTAGCGAGCACCGGTACGATAGTATTCAGGTTTGCAGATCTAGCAGATATTTTATAAGACGTTGCATTAACAATTTCTGTTATTTCGTAGTCTTGGTTAATCACAGCAGCCGTAATATTCCCACCAAGACTTGCCGCCCCACTAAAGGTAACAAAATCACCTACAGCACGATTTGCTGGACAGCTACTATCTACAACTGTAATCGTGGAAGAACCGTTAGTGGCGGCAAACGTCGTCGTATTTACTGTAGTGCCTGAAGTTTCTATAGGCGTTATGTTGTAGTAAAACCCACCAACTTCTATATAAACGTGACTGTCGGTCCCCAACGCAAGCATGTTGTCGTTGTATGAGGTAATCCAATTAAATAACTGTCTGCATACCCCAAAAAAGAAATACGAAGTAGCTTTCTCCCACCCACCGATTTTTTGTGGATAGCCTGAAAAGAATCGGATCTTGTCGCATTCGTACCAACCACCTTCGCCGGAATAGCTCGTTTGATCGCGGTTGACCCCAGGTCTAAAATTGAGCTTGAGGAATGGCATTACGCACCCCGTAGATACAAAGCTTTTTCAGCTTTACGGCGGCGCACCAATCCTGGTAATTCCTTGCCCCCGCCCTTAGTCCACATCATAAACGCTTCTGCCGCACCTTCATAGTCGGCACGGTTGTTCTTCATTCTTATTGTAGACCGCTGGTAATTACCGACCCCGCAGTTGAACGCAAAACAAACCACAGCGTCGAAGCGTGACTGATTGCCAGCAAGATTAGGAGACATTCGCAAAACACCGCGTTCAAAACTGACGAGATCATCCTCAAAAAGGCGATCAACCTCCTCCTGCGTCCAAGCACGATTATCTTTGGCTGCGAGCGGGTACTCCTTGCGAATAATGCCGGTATAACCATCTTTCCTCACTACCGGTAATTTGATCTGATCTTGGTACAGCACATGGCCGTATCCTATGGTCCACAGGTGAGCAGGGCAAAGATAAGGCCTGAGCTTGCGTCCCTCAAACTGGTGCATCAACTCAATACCGGCTTGCCCTGTCTTCACTTTTTGTTGCACTTATCAAAATGATAGCGACGCATATTGCCGCCTCCGCCTGAAAGGCCACAATGAGGGCAAGTTATAACTTCTCTTTTTCCTTTGCACGCTTGGCTCAAGCGCGACGTAAAATCTGGATCCGCAAGGCGTTTAGCCGCTCCTTTTTTATAAACTTCTGGGTCGCGTTTAACTCCAGAAGATCCGTTCGCGTCTGGTGATTTGTTGTATAGCTTATCTAAAAATAGTTCCAAAAAAGCCTCTTCCAACTCTCTCGCCTCTTGTATAGTTTCCGTTTCCTTCAATAATTTGAAGTCAAACGCATCAACACCGTATTTTTTTGCATCCTCTTCAAAACCTTGATAGTGAAGAAACAATCCTGTTTTTATGTATGACTTATGATGGATAAGCCTTAGCTCTACCTGTTTCGAGCTTCCAACATAAGCCTTCCCGTTGATTTTGTTAACAACTGCGTATACGCCGATAGTCATTTTTTACCCCAACTCCTAGAGCCAAACCAAAACCCTAGTATAGTACCTATCATTGCCATCTCATCGTCCGAGAAGATAATCTCGGCAACTTTGATCAGGTCGTCCATAGATTGGACAAGGTGTGGGTGCTGCCAGACGTAATACGCAAGCACAGCGTTGATAGCGATCAGTTCCAAGATGAGCAAATAAGTGACATTAGGCCGCACCGTACCAATGTAATTCACCACCCACTTGCTGGATTTCTCAATGATCTGCTTGTCGTGATCCAGCGCCGCCACTGTCATTTGAGCGTCAGTCTGCATGGCAATCTGGTCGGTACGGATCTCTTCTACACGCTGCTGGGCAATGTAACCTTCCTTGGCTAAGGCTAGCTCTCGCTCCGATTGCATCCTCGCAAGCTCAAGCTCATGGGCTTGGTCGGCTTTGTTTTGGAAGTAATCAAGCAGTTTGGGCAGGCCCGAGATCAGCAGCCCACCGAGTGTGGAGAGGAGTGAAAGCATAATTACCCCTTAGCCGTTACGATGTCGGCACCTTTCTTAACCGTTACCTTGGAGCCTTCAACATCCACTTGCATAGGCGGCTCGGCACGGTCCAGTTTGTCAAGGCGTGTGATCAAGTCCTTGATGACTTCAAATTCGGGCTTTTCTTGCTTGGGCGCGGTCCCGGCGATGCCATTTAACATCTGGATAAGTGCAGTAAGTGAAGCGCCAAGAAGACCCATAACAGCAGCAATTTTTTCGCCTTCCAAAAAGAGGGACGCACCAACACCCACAAGTACGATCAGGAAGATGTAAAGCAGCCCATCTTCACCGATAGCCTTACCAGCAACCTCTTTGGCTGAGTCCTGAGCCTTGAGTTCCTCTAGCTTGATTCTGGCTTGCGCCTTGAGAACGGCTAGCTCGTGGGCTTTATCTTCCATTACGCCTCTTCCAACTGAGGCTTGGCTTGTTCACGCAGCTTGTCCACTAAGGCTGATACCTGTGCATAAGGTAAATTGCCCAATGCCTGCATGATCAGATTAGCCTCTTCCACGGTCAGGTTAAAGTCTAGTGTTTTCATGCTTGGGAAGCCTGATAAGCCGCAATGACATCCGCAGTCCACGCTGCTTGAGCTATAGCAATCACTTTGTCGGGTTGCCCTGTGAGATCCTGTCCGGGTGTCAGTGAACTACGATGGTAAGTCTTTGTGAGTTCTACACCATCCTCAATGATCTTGGTTGCTTCCCGATACAGGATGATGCCATTCTCAGTGACTGTGATTTGGTCAATTACTTTTACTTTCTCGATTGCCATTTAATGCTCCTTGTTAAAAGTCCGTCTACACTAGTCCGGTGTAGGTAGTTAAACAAAATAAGTCAAGGTAAAAGCAATATCAGCCGAAGTGTTATCTGCTAAATCTGCCGCAGTCCATTGCTGACCGTTGGTATTGCCATCTGTGTTCCAAAATAAATATAGTGTTGTTGGCAAAGAGCTATAATTTGGTATGTTTGCGTAAGGGCTACCAATTCCTGCCGGTATATCTATTCTATTAAAAGCAATTGCTCCGGAAATAAATCTGTCGTTGGCTGCATTCGCAGAAAAGGGCAGACCAGTAATTGATAAGTTGCCCGAACCACTTTTATTTATATCTTGTATGTTTATCCAAACTGTTACTTGATTACCAATCTTTGTATAATATCCACCATTAGTTCCAGCAGTTAATGTATTAGTTCCTTCTTTTAATGTCGGTGTCCAAGTCCCCTCCTCATAATCATCCAGCGTATTAGCGTTTGAGGATGCAGATTGCGTGGCGGGGAAGGTGATGCCGGTGCCGGTTTGAGTTGATGCACCCTCAAGAGCAAGCGTTTTTGCGCGATCTACAGAAAGAACTTGCGTGAACGTAATCGCATTGCCCGCAGTGCCGGAGGGGGCTACGCTCCAAGAATGTAGACCGTTAGGGTCTTGACGATACTGCTGCGCATAACCGTTGTATTTATAGGTTGATGTTCCTCCAGAGGCAACATAGGCATTTCGGGAAATATCCATATACCCGCTGCTTGTGATTTGCCACGAGGCTTGGGCTGTCCCTGCGGAACCCAATTCATACGCCTTAGATGAAGATTGCCAAGCACTCGGCGTCACCCCCAAGCCGAGGTTGCCCGACGAATCAACCCTCATCCGCTCGCTACCACCCGTAGCAATCGCAGCCGTATCCGCAGCAGGGAAGAACACACCCGTATTAGTGTCGCCTGTGGTGGTGATAGATGGGGCTGATACCGATCCCGCTGGGAAGGTCTGCACTCCCGTGAACGTATTAGCATCCGTAGAAGCTAGTGTTGCCGTTGCCGTGGGCAGGGTAAGCGTTTTATCGCCTGTGGACGTAGCTGGTGCTAGGATCGTGTAGTTATCTGATCCCGAAGCACCACCTTGAATTTTTACCTGTGACAATTTAGATCTCCTTACTTAGCTTCAAGGGCTGCAACTTTGGTCTTTAGCGTCTCAATTTCGCCAATCGCTTCCTGCAAGGCCTTAGTCAAAATAGCAATCATGTTGCCTTCAGCAATGCCGTAAAAATCCTCTTTGACTGCTGGTGTAACGACATTGCCTTCTTCGTCTTTTACTTCCTCTTGGATCGTGCATTCATTGGCTTTGATGATGCTATCAAGGTAAGGCTTATCAGCAAGAACTTGCTGCACCTCTTGAGCAATAAATCCTACCGTTGGGCATGAACGGTCAAAGTTGTGAACTGGATGTTGCTTCCATTGAAACTGAACTGGATTCAGTGCTTTGACAATATCCAGTGCGCCAGTAAGTGGCGTGACGTTTTCTTTGTATCGTCCGTCAGAGGTTGCAATCGTTGCGCTGGTGGCAAAGATTTGACTGTTGACTTGAAGTTTGTATGCGCCGTTTGAAGCGGTGTAACCGACAAGCAAGTAACCGTCTACGTTGAGACGCATCCGCTCGGCGCCATTGCCACTGTTGGCGGTATTAAACGTTAAATATGCGCTATTAGCATCAGAACCTCGCACACCAAGTATTCCTGCGCCACGAAAATTAGTGTTTGTGCTGTCTGAATCAATAAAATTAATTTTGCCTAAAAATTCATCAGCCCCGCCAGTTTGCTGAGAAGCAAAAACTAAAACACCTCGCCCTGTACCAGTTGACTGAACCACAATATTTGGGCCGCCACCAGAATCTCCGTAAGTAGAGGGCGAGGTACTACCAATCCCTACGTTGCCGGAGGAGTCGATCCGCATCCGCTCGGTGTCGTTAGTACCAAATGCCATTGGTGTATTAGCTTGATTCCAAAACGAACTTAAGGAAGGTCCGCTAGAAATGTATGTGTATCGGGTAGCGTTTGTGTTGTCATACCACTCAAGAGTGGCAATATTGTCAGAACTTCGTCCTCTGAATCGGGCAATACTTGCAGAAGTTTGAGCAACAACGTCAAGAGGAACTGCTGGCGAACTCGTCCCAATCCCCACGTTGCCCGACGAATTAACTCTTAACCTCTCCGTCCCACCCGTACTAATCGCAGCCGTATCCGCAGCAGGGAAGAACACGCCTGTATTGGTGTCGCCTGTGGTGGTGATCGATGGTGCGGAAGCGGTTCCTGCGCTTGCAACATAAACATCAGTGCTTAAGGTGTTCGTTGTCTTGTTGTACGTCAACCCAGCATCGCCGCCAAAAGATCCTGAGTCGTTGAACTGTACTTGCGTGTCGCTGCCGCCGGGAGTACCGCCACCCGTGGAAGCAATCGTAATACCACCCGAAGAATTCGTGATGGTGATATTAGAACCGGCTGTAAGAGCAGCTAAAGAAAATCCCGATCCATTACCAATCAGTAACTGACCATTGGTAGGTGTAGACGTATTACCTGTGCCGCCATTACCAACCCCCAGCGTCCCAGTAATACCTGTGCTTAAACTGACATTGGTGATCGTGTTGTTAGATCCATTGATCGTTTTATTGGTCAATGTCTCTGATCCAGCCAAGGTAGCTAGCGTACCCGTGGTCGGT